AGGATTAAATAACTTATGGGTGCTAAGTGGTGTAACAATGGCTGTTTAGCAGGGAATATCTGAATAGGATAACCCTCAACGACTATCCCTTGGCGAGGGAGTAAAGCCTCAAGCAAATGGAGGAAGAAAAATACCGACACTGACTGCCTATTAGGTAAAAGTGGACAAATAGTCTTTGCACGTCTTGAAAGAGAGTGGTAATTAGGGTGACCGAAATTACTTCAATAGAGTTGCGTCTATTGGAAAAAGTTATTGAACTTATTCAAATTGTACATTGATAAAAATAATTTATATAAATTTTGAAAATTATTAAATCATAGTTATAATGTTATAACGAGGTGATTTGGTATGATTAGAGGATATAGAATAAAGATATTTCCTAATGAAGAACAAAAAAAGATGATACATAAAAGTTTTGGTTGTTCTAGATTTATTTATAACTGGTGTATAGATGAAATTCAAAATAATTATGATCAAAATAAAAAAGTATTCAGTGCTTTTGATTTAAACAATAAGATTACTATTTTGAAACAACAATCTGAATATGCTTGGTTAAATGAAGTTAGTGCAGACATGTTAAAAGTAACTGCAAAAGATTGTAGTAATGCTTATAAGAATTGGTTTAAACATATTAAAAAGAATAAGATTACTTATTCTAAAAAGACTTTAAAAAAATGTTCTATACAAAACAGAAAACCAACTATAAAAGAAAGTGAATGCTATCCAAGATATAAAACTCGTAAATCTGAGCAGAAATGTCCTACTAGAACTGATAGAATAACTTTCAATGGAAGATATGTTCATCTTGAAAAAATAGGCAATGTTAAACTATCAAAAGTTAAAATAGATTTAGATGGAAAACTAATGAATGCTAGATTAAGTTTTGATGGGATAGATTATTGGTTGTCTTTTGCAATTGAATATAAAGATATTCAGTTAGATGAGAAACCAAAAACAGAACCTATAGGAATAGATTTAGGAATTAAAACTTTAGTATATTGTTCTAATCAAACAACTTTTAAAAAACTTCGTACAACTTTAATTGATAAGAAGATAAAACGTCTTCAACGTAAAGCTAGTAAACGTTATCAAAAAATGATTGATTATTGTAAGGAAACGAGAACCAAGTTTTCTGACTTAATAAAATCTAATAATTTGATAAAGATTGAAAAGCAATTACGTAAATATCAAATAAAGAAAACTAATATTCTTAATAACAACATTCATAATATTACATCTAAATTAATGAAATTAAATCCTGAAAGAATTACAATCGAAGATTTAGATGTTAAAGGAATGATGACCAATCATAAAATGGCAAGATATGTTCATTCTGCTAAATTTTATGAAATAAGAAGACAGTTAACTTATAAATGTGATAAAAATAACATTAAACTTGTTGTTGCTGATAGATATTTCAAATCATCAAAAACTTGTAGTGAATGTGGTTCTATCAAACATGATCTAAAATTAAAAGATAGGGTTTATAGATGCCCGCATTGTGGAGCAGTGATTGATAGAGATTATAATGCAGCGATTAATTTAAGTAGAATTTCTTAATTATATAAATAGTGAGACTGCTCTCACGAATTTAAGCCTATGGAGAGTTGTAACCACTCTAGTAGTTCCGACGAACGAGAACTCGATGAAATAGGAAATATTAAAATGTACAATTTTGTATAAGTTTAATATAGCAGTTCAAATTATAGTTTTAGGATTTAAGCATAGAAATGGTGGAAAAAAACCATTTAGAGTTTTAAATAGAACTTCGTTACATAATGATACTACTGGAGACAGAAGAAAGAACCTACAAACTCTTGGAGTTGAAACTATTAAATCTTTCTATGAATCTTTTAAAGCTGATTATGTATATGTGGATCAAGGGCATGGTTCAATGCAAAATGAAATTCTTTCAGAATATTTTTATAATCGTGGAGCATTAGACAAGTTTAAAGGTGTTGATTTTGCTTCTAATTATGATATAGAAGATTTATATACAAATGAAATAAAACACAAAAGAATGAAAGTAATGATGGTTTATTTCTTACAAAAAAGATTTGAACTTGAAGAAATTATAATTTCTGAAACTGAAGAAGTTGGAAAAGGAAGCCTTATAGATCAATTAATGATGTATAATATTATTAGATATGATAGTAAAGGTCAACCTATATTTGATGGAGAAGACCATATAATTGACGCTTTAATGCTTTCAACTTTTGCTTTTATAGAAAATTATGAAACTATATTTGATAGAAGAACGGGTTCGTTTGCTTATTCAGTAAGTAATAATAATGGAAGATTTGAAGATGAGTTTATAAAAAAAGATAGAATAGAACAACTGACATTAGCTGAAAAAGAATCAAAAGTGAATTCAAAAATTGAAACATTTGGTTTTCTTGGTGTATCCTCTATACATAAGAGAAAAAGAAGAAGAGGTGTTTCTGACTTTGAAGTTTTTTGATGAGTATAAAAATAATGATTTTCTAAAAGATAAATATTCTTCTAATATTGCTAAAGAAGAACTTCCTAGTAATATAGAAGAGGTTTCTGATCCAATAAAAGAAAACGAAGACAAAATAAAAGAAACTTTAGAAAATATAAACAAGATAAAAGATAAAGTTAAAGAAGAAATAAAAAATGAAAAAACAAAAGGAGATTCTTTTTTTGATGAAGAGATATTTAAAAATTTAGATATTCTTCACAATTTTATTAGTAACTATATAAAAGATTATCCTAAGTATTATGATGAATATGGGAATATAGATGCAAAAGCTTTTCTTGATGCTAGAGAATTAATTAAACATGAATTACCTTTAACGGCAGAACAAATAATACATACTCCTACTACAGTTACAGGTGTAACAAATGATACTAAAATGAATTTTGAAAATGGATATCAAGTTGATTTTGTTGGAAATGTATATAATCCAAATAATGAAATGATTTTTACTCACGATGAGCCTTATCAAAAAGTAAAATATATAGATATATTAAATGAAAAAATAATCACAGAATCTGGAATAAGAATCGACATGCCTAAAAATTTCATAGAAGATTTTATTTTCTCTAATGAAAATGTAAACGAAAGTGTTAAAGATAGAATAAAAAAATGGAAAGAGAAAATCAATGGTTCTAACGGACGTGTAAATGATCAAATAATTAGTTCTACAGAAAGTTCTAATTCTTCATCTTCTAATATATATGGTACAGTAAATGGTATTATTATTGATCAAGAAAATAAAGATATGCTTGAATTACCTTTAAATAATGTTTATGTTGGAGATATATTTGAAGACATGTCTGATATACAACTTGTTGAACAAATGAGAAGATATCAAGTAACAAACGAAGCCTTAGGTATATGTAATTTTAAAGATATTCCATATGCTAAATTAAATTCATTATTATTTTGGGGTGGTGGAGAAAAGGGAGTAAAGCCTCTTTCTTCAAGAGCAATATCTGACAAAGATATAGCTTTTGCTTCTAATGGCACTGTTTATTATAGTGGAGCTAACTCTACTGTATCAACTAGACGTCCTGGATGTAAAAGTAAAACATTTAAAACTGGTCACGTTTGTATGTATAGTGAGTCTAACAAACTAGGATTAAAGACTTCTATTATTCAATATCTTCATAAATTTGGTAGCATGTGTGGTATATTTAATGCTAATATTCCTCCTTTGATTGGATTTAAAAGATTTAAAGTATTTCCAGGTTTGTGTATAGGTGGATTATTAGAAGTTCTTTTAATGGGTTGGCAAGAAAGAATATCAAAACAAATAAATGATATGTTCCAATGTATTCCAGCTAAATATCCTTACGACGCTTCTCAATCAGGTTTTGAAAATGAAACTTATCAATACGGAAGTTCTGTTTCATCTTTAGAAGAGTTAGATAAAATTAAATCTTGTAAAGTCGGAGATAGATATGTTGTTGAAGTTGTTCCTAAAAATATTACAGGATTAAAAGAAAATGCTTGTGGCGTTTTTATATATGATCCTAATAATGTTCATTCTAAATTATATAAATGGCAATATAAAAATTTTAGAGGTAAGCCTTTTAATCCAAAAGACAATAATAATACAAATACTATACAAGGATTTGAAAATATGTATAGCAATCCTATAATTCAAGATACTCTTATGAATACAAATTCTTTAGGGGAAGATAGTATTACTAGAAGATTAATGTCTTTACAATATGCTTATCAAATGAAACAAGCATTACTTGCTATAAGTGATGTAGAGAACTCAACAGATGAAATAGTTAACAATGCTATTTATGAAGTTTTAGATAAACTTACTGATAAATTAGCAAACTATATAGTAATGTTAGACACTTCTGAATCTGATAAAACTAATCAAAGTAACATTAATATACCAAAAGGAAAATATATAACAAGTATTGGTTATGCTAAAAAATTTATTCAACATTTTAATTTTTTAACATCTTCGAATGTTTTAAAAGAAGTTCCTTTGGAAAAATGTAAAATGTATAAGACTATTTCTATAGGAGGAGGTAATAGTAGAAGCGCTTCTTCAAACACTTCTCAAACTATTACTATTGAATATTATGATTTTTCATTATATTCTCCAAAAGAATATCTAATTCCTAGTTATGAACAATCTCATATTTCAGAAATGGATGCATTAGAATTTGCTAATAGATATATACCAAATACACAACTAGTAGAATTATTTGAAAAGAATAAAGGATATATGGATTTAGTAAATGCAGATACTACTGAATTATCCAATGTAAAAACAATAAGAGATTATATAAAAATTAGTAATAATAGAGAAGCTTATGAAAAAGATATAGATGATAATTTGAAATATATTAAAAGAGAACTTGATTATATGGAATTCGACGAAAGAGGATTTGACCAAGTTGATAAAAGATGTTTCTATACTATAGATAAGATAAAAATGTTTAATTAGGAGGAGTACAATGGCTAGTATAACAAAGAATCCTATGGTTCTTCAAGCTGCAAACTATGTATATACATGGTTTCTAAATAATAAAGATAATCTTAATTTTGCTAAAAATTCTAATTTATTAGATAGTATAGAAAGTGACGAAACAGTCTTAAAAGTATATGAAAAAAGATATGCTAATAAAAAAGATTATGAAGATGTTGAAGGAAGACTTAAAAAGTTTGAGGTAAACAATGGTAACATATAAAGAAGAACTATTAAAAGTTTGTAATATAAAAAAAGGTTTTTATGAATTATTAACAGACTCTTCTATGCATTTGGATTTTATAAATTATCAACACTCTACAGATTCTATGTCTGAATATTATAAAAAATCTTTTAAGTTTGATTGTCCAGATATTCAAGCAAAATATTTTTTTAAACATTTAAATGCTTATTTTAATATAGTTGAAAACTTATCTATAGAAGAAAAAGAAAAGCAAATAATCGCTTCCATGTTAGCTTTTAACAATATTCCTTTATATAATTTATGCAATTATTTAGATAGTATAGTTGGAACAACTAAATTAACAAATGTAATATCATATTTAAAGGATTATAATTTTGCTAGTTTTGTTGTTTCTCAAAAAACAAAAATATTAAATTCTGAAAATTTTTCATTTGATATTAGTATAGGTAATAAAACTGAAGACTCTTTAGCATCTTCATTTGCTCAAATAGAAAATATAATAAAAGGTAATGTTGATAATAATAAAAAGTATATTTATTCAACATTAGATTTAAATAGTATTTTAAATAAACTGGCTGTTTATTATGAAGATAAAAACAAAAATAATGAGGATTATAAAACCATAACTAATTCTCAAACAATATCTAATGTAGCCAAAAATGATAAAGAACCTAATTACTTTGATAAATTAACAGATAAAATTAAAATTCCTGAATCTTTAGAAAAGAGATTCAAAACATTAGAAGGTTATTTTAATGAAATGCATTCCAAATATCAAACTATATTAGATTCATTGGAATATGATTCTCAAAATTGTAGATATATAAGAACTTTAATTTATACTATTGCTTATATAACAAGAAATAACAGCAATGTTGGTTCTATTCATATGAGAAATATAACTAATGTTGATGTTGGATGGGCTGTAGGAGATGAAAATAATAAGAATGCTAGCTTTTATGGTAATTCTGAAATAGCAAAAGCTTTTTCTGCTTATTATGCTTTTATGAATGTAAAAGAAAATCCTTATACAGAACTAATCAATAACTCTTATGTTAGTGAAATGGATTATAATGCTATGATGCTTCATGGATATGTAGCTAACAATGGTTTTTTAAAGTTATTATTTGAAGGCGGAGAATTAATAAAAGAAGTTCATAAAACTTTAAAAACAGTAAGAGAAATTATTACATTGCTTGATACACCTATTACATTTGGTGGTGATTTATTAGGTTGGCTAAAAGGATTAGTTGCTTCTTTAACAAATGCTGCTGCAACAATAATAGATTTATCTTTAGGAGAATTAGCAAAAGCTTTATTTTTCGTTCCTGTTATACCTATAGGTGATAAAAAATATAGTGTTTCTGATATATACAATTATGTTAATTTTATAAGATTAATATGTGAAAATGCAGAAAATTTAGAAATAGGTACAATAGATAGAGATCAGTTTGTTCAAGATGCTTATAATTATTTAGGAATAGATAATGCTTCTGCTTCTAAAATAGGTTATTTTGCTTATGATTTAGAATTAAACTCTAAAATTTTTCCAATAGCAAATGCTGATCGTATGTTTCAAAATCAATATGGAAGTATTTTTACAGCAAAACAAGATTTAAAGCTATTCTATTCATTATTACAATTTGCTATTCAAAAGCATATTTATATGACGGATGATGTTCAATTCGAAACAAATTTCAATTATTCTAGTACTCATTTAATTTCTAATATGATTCAAAGTTTAAATACATTGGAAGTATTTTATATTTTTAATATTTATGGAGTAAACTTCTATACATTAAAGAATAAATTAAAAGATATAAATAACGAGAAAATGTTAACATTTAATTCTAACTTATATAATACAACTGTTAATTATGATCATCATAGCACTTCTTTCTATGAAGAATATGATAAAATGGACAAATCTATTTTATATGAGAAAATGTTAGGGCATGATTTTTCTCATTCTGGATATGGAAATTTAATTAACTTGATGAATAATTATTATTCTAAGGTTGTTCAATATAACAAAAAACAATTAGATTCAGCAGTATTTGCTGCCAATGATATTTCTGATATTGATGATTTCTTTATGAGATTTATTCCATCTATAATAGAACTTGGAAAAACATTAGGTTTTGAAATCAAAACGTTTAAGCAAATAGCTGATTTATTAAATAGTTTCTGTAGTTTAATAACAGATTTCTTATTTAAAAATCTATATTTGAATTTGAGAGTTAATTTAACAGAGATTATTAAAACATATACGGATGATATGTTTGAAAAATTAAATGCAAAATTAGATTCTCTTGATTTCTTAAAAGGTGATAAGTTCACTTTAGATCTTGAATTAGGTAATAATAGATTTGTAAAAATATTAGATAAAATAATTTATTCTTTAGAAAATGGTAAATCTATAGATTTAGAAATTGTAGAAAAATGTTTTAAAGATTTCGGTTATGGTAATTTTGGAGATAATGGTCTTAATTTTGGTGATGGAACAATAGGTGATCCAAATACTGATTATGATATTGGAACTAGTTATCCAAAAGATCCTGATTATGAAGGTATATTTGGTAAACCTGATAAATGGGAAGATGATTTAAATCTTCGTTATGAGGGAGAAGATTTCAACAATAACAAATACATTCAAGAAGATTTTAACAAAAAACATGAAGAATATAATAACCCTAATTATGAATATGATAACGATAACAGTTTTATCGGCGATAAAATTATATATGAACAAGGAAATATAATCATTGAAAATCCAAATGGAAATAAAGTTGTAATCCTTACTCCAAACGATAATCATCATTCGTTTACAGAAGATACTTCTAAAAGACTTCCAAAAGATGAATTTGATAAACTTGTTCATATTAGAGATTTTATAGAGAATGTTAAAGATAAAGAATTGGTTCATATTCAAAATCTAATAAAAAATGAAGAAAATAGATTAGAAGAAGAATTAAACAAAAGACTTCCTAATTACAGTATAATTCAAAGCATTAATAAAAATATTCAAGATTTGACAGAAGAATTAGAATCTGTTAAGAATAAAAATAGAACAATATATTCAGAATCTATAGTTTTAAAGTATTTTGATTCTAATAATTCTAATAACAATGGAGTGTCAGATGAAGATTACTCTTATTTAAATGAATTTTTCAATAAAGAAGATATATTAGATGAAGTAGAAGAAATTGTTATAAAGAACGATTCTCCTTTAACTAACTATCAAATAACTGAATTATTGAAATGAAAATTTCCGCATGCGGAATTTTTAAACTGAGGTGTTAATGATACAGTGGTTACAAAACATATTTAATTCAGATAAAAAGAGTAATGCTGTAAATGAACATACCGAAGATTTAACAAATCAAAAAAAAATGCTTGCTTCTGTTCATGGTAAATATGAAAGTTTTTATACTTTATTTGATTTTCCTACTGATTATGTATCAAAAAGAAAAACATATATGACTAAAAACATGGATGAATTAATTCATATGATAAAGAAAGAAGTTAATTCTCAACCATTATTGACAAGAACAATAGCAAATATTACAGGTAAAATTTCAAATACTAATTATTCTTTTAAAGGATTAAATAAAGATAAAATCAAAAAAGTAGAAGATAAATTTGCAGAAATCATAAAAAGTAGTAATTATAATGATAAAGTATTTTTTAAAACTCTACTTTTAAATTTAGTTAAATATTCAAATTCATTTCTTATTCCTTTCAAAGATAAGAATGAAAAACTACAAACTGTACTTATAGTACAAAATATAGGATGGCATGTTTTTGAATCTATAGGAACATGCTATTGTAAAAAATTTGATTTCGAACCACCTGGAACAAATCTTAAAAGGTACGAAAATCAAAAAGATGTATGGCATTATACATACAATAGAGAAAGCGATGAAATATTCGCTATGCCAGTTTGGATTCCTGTCTTACCTTTCTTAAAAAAATATAACTATTTATTATCTTCTTCAATCGATTCATATTCAGATCAATCAATTCAAAGAACTATTTATGAAATTGGAGTAACAAAAAATGGAGCTGTTAGAAAAGTAAATGTAGATACTCATGACATGATAGCTAGATTATTAAGAGATACAGATGATGATATCATTGTCGACACTCCAGTAAACGCAAATGTTGTAGGTAAAACTTTTACTTCTCCAGACAAAATACTAGATGTATTAGAAAATCAAATAGTAGCAGGATTGTTTACTAGCAAAGGACAATTAGGTTCTTCTTCTACAGGTAGGCAAGATGCTGAGACTCAAGATGCTAATACTTTAATAGTAGCAGAAGATTTTTTACACGAATTAGAAGTTCAATTAAATCAAACTTTAATTAAACATATATGTATTGATTTGTTTGGCGATTATCTTGGCGAAAATGAAATTGAATTAAAATTTGATAATTCGTTTGATTTAAAAGAAAGACAAGAAAAACATGCTGTATATTTATTCCAATCAGGAATAACAGATTTAGATGAAACAAGAAAAACTTGTGGATTAGAAAAAGATGAACTTGATAAGAAAAAAACTTTCTTTGAATTATATCAACAAACAGAAATGCAAGGACAAGTATCATCTACAAATAATCCTCAAAATCAACATACAAGCGGAACAGGAACAACTAAAAAAACCAAAAAAGATAATAAAAGAGGTCAGCTTTGAGCAAAGGATTAATAATTACAGATACTATAGATATAACTGTCAAAGATAAAGCAAAGTTTACTTTTGATAGCTTCTATAAAACTACTGATTCTAAAAAAGGCTCTTCTATTATAAATAAAGATTCATCAACTAAGATGTATGGACCAGTATATGCAATATTGTCTACATCTGCAAAAGATATAAATTCTAGAAATTATAGTTATGATTCTTTAAAAAAAAATGTAATTAATCATGATTGGACTAATTATTCAAGACCATTATTAAGACATCACAATTTAGAAGATGGAACAAGTTGTGGTCGTATAGATAAAAGCTTTTTTTATGATCATTCAACAAAAGAAGTTACTGCTGAATTTTCAGACAGCAAATTAAAAAAAGACGTTTTAGATTATTTTGAATCTAAAGGAGCTTTTGATAAAGGTACAGCATCAACAATAGTTGAATTAAGTGTTGATGAATATACTTATGAAAGAATGAAAAATGGTTTAGACAATACTGTATCTCAATCTTCTATGATGAGTAAGGCTACATGTAATATTTGTGGAAAAGGTTATTTTGATGGATGTCAACATATAGCTGGAAAATCATATGATATTGAAGATGGAGATAATACAGTTCAAAAAACTTGTATTCTTCAATGTTCTGATTTTTATCCAGTAGAATTAAGTATTGTTAATTGTCCTGGTAATGACAGTTCAATTACTTATGTTCCAAATTATGCAAAAACATCATCTTCAGATTCTAATGATAACGAACCTTTAAATGATGATAAAGAGCCAGAGATAACAAATAAAGATAATAAAGATAAAAATAATAAAATGGAGGATTCAATGTTTAAAGACTTATTAAAAGATGCTTTGTTAAAAAATGCAGTTGAAGCATTTAAAGATGAAAAAACAACTGAACTTTTTAATAAAGTATTTGATTCTTTAGAAACAGAAGAACAAGTTTCTGCATTTAAAGATTTTTTAAATATGACTATTGAAAAAATCAAAGAAGCTTCTGATGTTAAAGAAGAAGAAAATGAGCTTGCAGATGATAAAGAAGTCGAAGAAAAATCTATTTCTAAAGACGAAGAAGAGTTAGAGATTCCAGAAGAAAAACCTGAAGAAGCTCAAGATAAAGAAGAAAAAAAACCAGTTGCAGATGATAAAACTCAAGTTTCTAATTTAGAAAACACTTTTGCAACTTTAAAAACAAAATCAACAACAGATGAAAAACATCTTAAAAAAGTAAACGCAATATTAGCTAATTTATAAAATATTCGGAGGAAACAATGATAGAAACTCAAAAAGTAATGATTAGTGGTCATACACATAAATTGCCACAAGGATATAAAGGTACAGCTATTAGTGTAATCTCTCCAGGAGATGGAGCTAGAATGGCTAACCCTATGTTACCTGTTGTATTTTCTTTAGGTTATGCTCCTGAAGGAATGGATTTAGTTTCAAGTCCATCAATAATCGTTGGTCTTGATAAAAAAGGATATACAGTTCCTTGTGATGGTTCAATGGCACCATTTGGTGTAATGGATGAATGCCTAAGAGGTACAAAATCTTTATTCCCAGAAGTAACACAAGAAAGCGAAGTTCCTGAATATGCGGGTGTTCCTAGCTTAATGCATGGTAAAGTAACAGGATTAGAAGAAGGAATTGCTACTATTACTCCTAGAATTTTCCAAGCTCAAGCTTTACTTGAAAGAGGATATTCTTATAAAACCGAAGGTGCTTCTGCAAATTTATTCAAATTTACAGTAGGATCAATGATAAGAGCTATTACTAAAGAAGAATTAGATACAGCTATTACTGATGACACTTTACCTATCTTAGTAAAAGGAGAAACTAAAGAAAATTGTCCTAGAACTAAAGGTTGGTATGCTGGAATGCCAGTAGTATTTGATCCTGAAAATGATCCTATCGTTCAAAAAGTTGGAAGAGTTGCTTCTTTAATTAATCCAGCTAGATATAACAATGGAATCCATAATGATGGATGGTGTTTTGATTATGATTTACAAGGACCTGGAACTAAAGGAAATAGTAGAAACGTATGGATGTCAGTAGGTTCTACTTTTGACAACGAAGAATATACTAAAACAATAATTGAGTTCTGGGTAACTATGTAATTTTGGAGGTTTATAAATAAATGAATTTAACTAATAAAAGAATATATGAGCATTCTCAATCTATTATGGAAGATGCTCTTCAATCGTTTGTAAGTTCTTATGAAAAAAACAAAGCTCTAAACAAAGATGCTCTTTCTGCAATGGTAGAAGATGCTAATGGTGAAGTTAAGCCTTATATCTGTGAAGTTGTTTCGCAAATAGAAGATTTCGCTAACATCATAGCTCATGATGGATTTGATATTAATGCTCAAAAATATTTAACTATTTCTGAATTAAGCGATAAAATGGAGAAATTTGTTAATCAAACAACAGTAGATGTAGAAGAAGGAAAAAAAGCAAGATTAGCAAAAGACCTTTCTATGTCAGGACTAGGATTTGTAATTTCTCAAACTATTACAAGACTAGTTAGCCAAATGGAATACAATGATCTTGAAGCATGGATGCTTGTATCAAGAGATTTAATTATGCCTGAAGGTTCAGTTATTTACAACGTAGTAGTTGGTAATACTGGACATGCTACTTCTAGAGTTGCTGAAGGTGGAGAATTCAAAACCTTCTCACTAGAAAGTACAGAAGATTATGTTAAAACTTCTAAAGGTAAAGTAGGTATCATGGTTACTTACTCTGAAGAAGCTGCTGAAAGAGCTGGTGTAAGTGCTATTAAAATGCTTACTGAAGCTGCTGTTGCTGACATAAAAAGATTTAAAACTTGGGAAGCTGTTACTTTACTAGAAGCAAATGCAATTACTAAATTAGATGGATTAGATCCTTCTAAAATGCCTTCAGGAAGATCATTCCTAGATCTTAAAAAACAAAACGGAACTCTATTAATGAGAGACTTTGAAAAATTCTTCTGTGAAGCTCAATCAGATGGATTTGATATTGATACAATTTTTGTAAACCCTCTTGCTCTTTCAGTATTCTATAGAGAACCAGCTATTAAAGAATACTTAGAAAAAAGTGCTAATGTTCTTTACTTAGTTCCTAAGAAAAGACAAACTATTATGCACAACTTATTAACCAAACTTACTAAGAAAACTGCTGGAACAACTCAAGCTGCTCTTGGAGAATCTTTCCAAGTACCACAATTAATTACAAATAAACATTTAAATATAGTTGTTACACCTATCGTTGCTTTCCATAATAAAGGTGCTGCTATATTTAAACCTGAAACAAGATATACAGGATTCCCAGTTGTTCAACATGCAGCTGCTCCTGAAACTTGTACAGATATTTTATTAATTGATAGTTCAAGAGCTTTAACTCACTGTCATAATGGAAGAGGAATTCTTTCTGATAAAATAGAAGACAAATTAGTAGATGTTACTAGAATTAAATTTAAAACTTACTATTCATTCTTATTAGATAAAGAACCTGGAATCTTTGCTTTCAGAAACATTACTGTAACTGACGATGTATATGATCCATATCAAAAACTTGTTGTTACAGCTAAACATGAAGATTTTTTTCCTGCTAAATAAGAATAAAGAATAATAATATTAATTAAAGGCAGGTTATTTAACTGACCTGCCTTAATTTGATAAAAGGAGACTAAATGAAAATTATAGTTTTACATACTGTTCATTATGTATCTCATAATGGTATAACTTTATCTCGTTACAATCCTTTTGTTGAAGCTACTGAAGAAAATATTGATAAATTAAATAAATTTATTCAAGCTGGTTATTTAGCAATAGTTGAAGAAACAGAAGCTAAAGAAGAAGATAAAGTTCCAGAAACTATTCCTGTTGAAAAAAGCGAGGAAGTAGTTAAACAAGAGGAAGAAATTAAAAATCTTTTAGAATCTGTAAAAAGATCTTATACAGAGGAAGAATTAAAAGAAAAAACAAAAAATGAAATCATTGATTTATTAAAAGAAGAAGGATTATCTTTTAAAGCTACTATGAAAAAAGAAGAATTAATAGATATTCTTGTTGGATAATTTTATTAATCGAGGTGATTAATGTGTCAAAAGTTTTTTGGGATGAAAATTCAAATTTTATTTATACATTTGATACAGATGAAAATGTTTTTCAACGAGATTATTTTAAATTTTTCGATAGCGCAATTTGTGATATGAATTCTGGTGGTCATTTAAGAATTAATAATAATTATCAAATAATGATGATATCTGACAATGAACTAATGATTAAAGGCCCTTTTTCAAAAAGCCAATATGTTATTGTTAATGGAAAAACTTATTATCAAGAAAATAAACAAGAAGTTATAGATCCAGATTTTAGTATACCTGTTGATGGCAATATAGATCCAGGATTTACTGCTCCTGAAGAATTAGAACAAGGTTTAAAATATGAACCTTTTGAATATAACGAACAAATCTTTATTCCTAAATTACAAATAGGAGAAAAGGAAAAAAATATATATTTAGAAATATGGAAATACACAAATGAAGTATATCCAGATTATCCTTATAAAAAAATCAAGCAATATTTGAAACTTAATGCTAAACATGATTTATTTATTTGTAGAGAAGAAAAAAACGTAATATTTGTATTCAAATTAACTATTGATGGAAAAACTTATAAATTTAAACATATATCTGATAAACTTTGCTATTTTTCTACTATTGATAGTCTTAAAAAAGCAATAAAAGATTTAAATCTAAATATTAATCTTGGTGCAGATGTAGAGATTAAAAAACTTATTCAAGAAAATTCTGTAAAACTCAAACGTAGATTTGGTTTAACTGTTGATCAAACTGAAAATCCAGAATATTTTCCAATCTTTAAACAAGTTGTTAATTTATATTGTATTGAAAGTTTAATTAGCGTTTCTTTTATCAATGGAAACTTTATCACTTCATCTGGAGGTAATTCCTCTGCTCCTGCAAATACAAGTTCTTTAAAATTAGGACAATTTTCTACTGGAGAAGATGGTGGTAATGATGGATATGTGCTTTCTACAGATTTAATTAAAAAACTTATAGAAGATGCAGAAAATGATTTATATTCTAGTATATTTAAACGTTCTATGAATAAACCATCTAAGAAGTTGTGTGATAATATTTATGGATATGCAAAAATACAAACAAAGCTTTTTAGAAGCTAGTGAAACTGGTAGTAGAGTTTTAATTCTTAAAGCAGGAGAACAGTGTGATTGCTTTAACCCTAAAGAATTATTAAATTCTGAACCTAATCCAAAATGTGGAAAATGTTTTGGTACAGGGACTACTAGGACGTTAATATATACTACAAAAATAAGACATGATTCTGATTCAAACAATAGTCAAAAACACTATGAACGTTTAGATTTAAATAAATCAATAAATGATTTCAGATGTTTTTTTATGCCAGAAACTTACAAACATATAAATACAATGGATTTAATAGCTACTTTGGATGATGAAGAATGTAACATAAATTCCATTTATAGAGTAGTAAGCACTGAAAAATTTAAAGCAAATGATTTTGTATTTTATGAAGTTATTGGTGAAAGAATAAATTATACATCTGAGGTGAGTATAGATGACAGATAAGCAAGAAGAAGCATTGATTAAATTAAAAGATAAATATGGCGAAAGATATGAATATTCTAAAGAAACAATTTTATTTGATACTATAGAAGAAATACAAAAAATATTAGATTTTGCTTTTTATCTAAAAGGGTATAATAATACACCTCAACTAATATTAGATGAAGATGTTTCAGAAGAAGAAAATACAAAAACTAAACCATATAAACAACCTTTATTATTTATAAGTTTAAATAAAAGAGCATATGCTCCAATGGATTCAAATAGTAAAAAATTATTTACTCATGCAGAAGAATTATTAGCTTCTGTTCCTACAGTTTATAAAAGATATGAATATTATGATGAAATAACCAAACAAAAAATTCCATTCAAATCATTAATTTTCCGTTCTGATAATGAATTTACTTTAACTTTAAAGACTAAAACTGTTAAAGAACAGTTAGAAATAATTAATATTTTAGAAAAATCTTTAAATGTTTATAGTAGATTATTTCACTCTGAATTTATTAACCATTTAGGTATTTCAAAAATAGAAAAAAAAGAAAGAAAAGATAAAAATGAATTAAAAGTTGCTGTGATTTATTTTCAAGTTAGATTGAATGAAGTAATTGCATTTAATGACACTTATTTACTAGAAGCATTTAGAATTTTCTCTGGTAGAGAAGATATATTTGAAATTGATGGTAGCGAAGGTAATTTTACACCAACTAATAATTTTAAATTCTTTTTAGATAAAAGTAAAAATGAAAAAGTATAGGAGGTCTCATGGCTAACCAAAAAACTATGGTTCCTGGTTTCTTACTTACTATTGAAGATAATGCTACACCTGTTGTAGAAACTCCATCGATTAGAGACGTTTATACAATTTATTGTATAATGCCAGAATTAATGAAAGCTGTTGATTCTGAAGGTGAAGTTGAAGAAGTATATTGTGAACCTAATAAACCATTAATAATTTCTGATCCTAATGAAGCTATACAAACATTAGAGCAATCAGATTTAGTTTTAACAAGAGAAATTAAAAATATAATTAAACTTATTCCTAATGGAGCTACTATTGCTTTAGTAAGAATAGTTACTAGAGATGGAGAAAATCCTAATCCAAATTCAATGACTGAAATGTATGAAGCTTTAGATTTTGCTTTTTCTCAAACAGAAAACTTCCCTTCTAAAGAAATAATAGTTGCAGGAATGTCTCTAGATAAATCGGTTTCATTAAATCCTAATGTTTCAGAAATTCTTCAAATAGAAGATTCTAAAATAGATTTAAAAGAAATCCCTATTAATATTTTAAATATAGACGGAAATGATAAATTAGCTGCTGCTAAAAAAATAGATTTTAGTATTGTTGTAGAAAGAGTTGAAGAAAGTGCTTCTGAACAAGAAGGTATTTATAATAAATTCGCTCTTAAAGTAAATGACTCTAATGCAATGATTATAGAAAAAGATGGAAATAAAGAGTGTACTGCTACAGCAGTAATGTCTTATTCTGGAGATGAAGGTCAAAAGGTTCCTTCTGTTGAATCTGTTTCTTCTTCAGCTGATGAATATTTAGGTATTAAATATGAAGCATCAAAAGGTCTTATTTTAGAAATTAAAAAAGATATGAAATTAGTTGTTGATGACTCATGTGTATTACTTATTCCTACATCTGAAATAGTTTTAAAAGATCCTAAACCTGCAACTCAAGATGCCAATTTAATAGAAGTTTCAACTATTATTAAAAAAGTTGAAGGTAGTGCTGATATTTTAACAAGAATTATGAAACATAATGCTGTTATAACATCAACTCAAAACAATTGTTTAACTTTCTTATCTCCTGAACCTCCTAAAAACTCTTCTAATAAAGCAATAGGTGAATATGTAGATAGATGCGAAGCTCTTTACACAAAAGTAAGAGATAGACTTCCACAATCTTCAAATGGAAGAAAATTTGATCTAGGTATGTATTTATCAGTTCCTGTTGGAGTAAATATGTATGATGGTCTTGGTGGACTTGAAGGTTTCCCTCAATCTAAAATAGCAGCTTTAGACACTAATAAAGTAACAACTAAAAAAGTTACTTCTAATTTCGAAGAAGGAGATATTGTAGAAGTATATACTCATAAGAAATTAGATATATTAACTCACAGAACTAAAGTTGTATCTGTTTCTCCTTCAAAGATAGAAACTACAGAAATTACATTAGAAGATCCTATTCCAGAAGAAATTTCTACAGCTTTAACTCCAAAATATATCATGTTAGCTAACAACAAAGATTACAATGGTACTTATTTAGCTAGACAATATTCAAATATTTGTGAACAAGCTGGAGTTGATAGATCTCCTGCTGGAATTACATTCCCTGGTGAATGTCAAATAAGATTCTCTGATGCACAAGAGAAAAAACTTGATGCTATGAAATTCTGTACTCTACAACAAGAATATGGAAAAATTCAAGGTGCTGTAAGTAGATCTCAATTAATGACTGGTACAGAATCTCAATTCCAAAACTATGAATCATTAAGAGCTGTTTACGAACTTGTTGATGGATGTAAAACTGTTGTAATGCCTTATAAAGGACAAAGAATAGATGATGGAACTGACTTAGCATTAATTAAAACTGAACTTGAAGATACAGTGTTTAAACCAGCTGTTGGAGTATTTATTACTTCTGCATACGATTTAAAATTAAAGCTAGGAATGATTCAAAATCCTAACGGTCAAAAAGAAAGAACTCTTTATGTAGACTTTGGTTTTGTAGAAATTCAAACATTAAAGTTAATCAGAATGACTGCAAGAATTTTATAAAATAAAAAGTTCCCAGAGGTCATTTGGCTTCTGGGAATTATTTTTTTAGGAGTAATTGATGATAAAGTACGAAAAAAAATATGATGAATTTTATAACGGTACAATCAGCGGTGCTGAGCTTCAATGTAAATTTGTTTTTCCTAAAATATATTTTACAAAGAACTTTGCTGATTTAAATAAAAAAGTTTATTACGATATAGGGTTCTTAGCAGAAATAGGTTGGAGTATAGACAACAGTGCTTCTCCACAATATGCTTTAAACTCTATTCAGCCAATAAGAATATTACCTGGAATGTCTGTTGCACAAGGTGATATTGCATTTAAAATTTTCCATCATGATTCATTAGAAAAATTAAAACAAGAAATTTTAGCAGGGATTAATGGTGGAGCAGACAAAATAGAATTCCCTAACATTCAAGATAATCCATTTATCACACTAGAAGATGAAATGGAAATATTTCAGCCAACTTCTGATCCAGACTTAATTAACTGGTCTCAAATGCCATTGTTTGACATAGTTCTTTTCTCTAATACTAGAGATGAATTAAATAACAGAGTAGTTAGAAGAAAAACAATTGAAGGAGTAACTATTACTTCAGAAGGGTTTAGTGAATCTATTAACTCTCTTGAAATGAATGGAATGGCTAGTTTTATAGCTATAGGGAATATAACTGATTGGGAGGCTGTAAACGACAATGAAAAGTAATTTAGCCAAACAAGGAAAAATCTTATGTAAAGGTTCAGGATTAAAAGTATATTTCCAATTAACTTTAAATAAAAGAGTAAATGGAAAAACCGAATATAAAACTTTTACATATGAAGTTGGAACTGTTCAACAAATATTAAGCGAAACAAATAGACAAACTTCTTGGAACTTTGTTGCTGGAAGAAGAAATGCAGTAAGCGTAAACAAAGGACTTAGAAATAGTTATGGAACAATTACATTTGCTCAAATGGACCAAGGGCAAATTCATGCTTTATTAGAAGATGTTAGAAAATGGTCTGCTGATAGAACTTATTTAGTTCCAGGAGATTTACAAGGATTTAGTTTTACAGATTATACATTTAATGAGCAAGATGCTGCTTTAATTTCAGGACCTTCTGAATCTCAAGATATAAATGTTTATATAGATGAAGTTGTTATGTTAGATGATCTTCCTCCTGTAGACATAATTGTTTTGGGTGCAGCTGACCAAATAGATGAAGACTTAGGTCAATATGATATTAACAAAACATATATGTTTAAGTGTCTTAAAACTACTTTCTTGTCAGAGACATTTGGTATTTCTGCTGGAGCTCCATTACATAATGTTGCTACTAAAGTTTTATTCTTAGGAGGAATAGAGCCTTGGAGACAAGTGAACGAGGAGGATTTGAAACTTGGAAAATAATATGTCTTTTAATAATTATAAAAATAAATCTAAGCAATTCGACTCTTTCAATGGTACAGAACTTAAATGTTTTATGAAAGTTCCTACAAAATATGATGTTTATGGAAGAGTTATAGATTTTGAATTAGCAGAATTAGGAACCGCTTCTGCAATATCTGCATTTACACAATATGCTGTTGAACCATTACCAACAATAGGAGCAAGTCATCCTACTGGTATAGCAAAAGGTTCTAGTATTGTTAGAGGAAGTATTGTGTTTGAAATATTTAACGAAGGTTTTGTAAATGAAGTTAAATATATTTTAAAAGAAGCTGGGCTAACAAAAATAGATATAGATTTTGATTCTAAAGATACAGAATTTGATCCTAAATATACATTTAACGATATAGATAATATTAATGATTTTCCTAATGTTGATATTATCATCATTGGAGTAAAAGAAAACAATCCTAACAAAAAAATAGAAAAACAAATATTAAATATTAGATTTAACAAAGGTAGTTCAGGTATTGGTATCACTCAATTATCAGTAAGAGAAAAATATGATTTTTTAGCTGCAAAACTAGAAGATTTTAAACCTGTTATTGGAGCAGAGGAAACCGATATTATTGAAGAATCAGATGCTGCTTTGGAAACTTTAATATTTAGTTAGGAGGAGGCAAATTGGAATTAAAGCAACAAAGAATAGAATTTGCTAAACAAGTATATGGTTACAACTGTGGTACTGGTAAAGATGCAAAAATTTTTATTAAATTTGTGGTTAATGAGAATGGCGTTAACAAACTATTCAATATTCCATTATTAACCCTAAATTCAATACAAGTTTTTACAGCTACTCCTAAAGAACAAAGATATGTTTTTGGAAAAGCTGATTCCAAAGGTGTTTCTACTGGTTTCAGACAAGTTAGTGGATATATCACAGCTTATACATTTAACGAAACAATAGGAAGAATAATCAGAAGACATATGAAAGATTATAAACCTGTTGAAGCTGATGATTTACAATTATCAACTAGTGGATATATCACATTAAAAGAATTAGATAATTTAAGACATCTAGATCAATTACCACCTTGCGATATAGTTATGTTTATGACAAATCCTGAAACAAGACAAGTATTTACAAAGACTGTATATGGTTGTGTATTTAGCAATGAATCACATAGTATAGGAAATTCTGCTGCAATGATGGAACAATATAGTTTCATGGCCGCAAATATTGGAGCAGTAAAAGCAGAATCTGTTTCTAAAGAAACATCAGAAAAAATTACAGAAGAAACATTATAAAAAGATGAAGCAAGGAAACCCCTTGCTTCGTTTTAAATAAAGGAGCTGTTGATGGAGTTTGTATGTACTAAAAACAATATGCCAGACTTATTTGTATTTTTTAAAAAGGCTGGTGATAAAAACATTCATAGACCATTATTATCTATGTTTAAAATAGATAGTGCAACAAGAACTGTTCCTATATTTCATATAGGATTTCAAGAAAATATGGGATATTTAAGTTCTAATAAAATAGTAAGTGGAGTAATGGTATTTGAAGTTTTGGAAGGTTATCCGTTGCAAGAAATGATGTTTAATCAACCATCTGGAGATGGCTGGTTTAGAAGAACAAAGGATAGATGTTTAGAAGACCTAGACCCTATGGATTTTTATTGTATTCAAAAAAATAACAAAGATGCTTATGGAGATTTTGTATTAAAGAATCTTAAATTCATAGATACTAAAATGTCACAAAGTGCAGAAGATTTTTCTCGTAGAATAATAGCAAGCTTTGTTTGCACTTCTATGGATAATTTTAGATTACCATATTTCTTCAATTACTTTATGTCTGATGATTATGATCATCATATTATTAGGGATAAAAATGAAGTTGAAGATATAAAAAAAGATATTCAAGCATTTGGAGATAAACTGCCGAAAGAAGTTTACAACGAATGTATTCAAGCTATTGGAGAAACGTTAAGTTGGGGAGGAGACGATTCTCAATCTTCAACTCTTGTTAATTTAATAGAAAAATTATTTGTAAAAATACAAAGTGATTGGTATTTAAGATTAAAACATAAAAGAGGATGTCCTATATTTAAAATGAGAGATTTTATTAGTATATTTTATAAGTTTAAAAATAAATACGAATATGAACATGCTCAATATAGAGGAGATTTAGAATTCTTAAAAATATATAGAGAGGAGAGGCCTTGATGTTACCACAAGAAGATTTTGTAGATGAATTGATTAAAGAATTTAATGAAAATGGATTTTATTCACAACCCAAAGAGACTAAACTATATCTTATAATTAATGGTGTAGAAGAAGTTATAGGTAATGCTGTTGTAGCAAATATAGAAGAAGCTAATGAAAAAATTCCTGTTTATTCTTTTAATTCATCTCAATATGCTAAATTTCTTCAAGGAAAAGAAATAGTAACAGGTGTATTAGCATTAAGAAAAATAACTGTTTCTAATTTCTTATCTCTTATAAGAAAAGAAATAAAAAATGATGATAGTAAAGAAAAAGCTTTATTATTTCAACAACAAGCTGATGAAATATCTAAAATAAGAAATGATGAATTTGCTTCTGAATTTTTCAATGCATTACTAGATCAAGTAGAATATTATGAGAGAAAATCAGATAGTGAATTTGATAGTGGCACTGGAAACAAAAATAGTTTGATTTATTATATTGAGCAATTGGCATCTTCTAATGCAGATGCTAAATTAAAAATAGTTTATGAAGGAAAAATGGGATCTGATGCAAGTCCTCATTTAAATATCAAAGATGTACTATTTGTAAAAAAACAAACTGAGATTAATGTTGATAAAGCAGATATAATTGAAGTTTATAGTTTTATTGGAAATCCAGATTATTAGGAGGAAACATGGAAAACAAAAAAGAACAAGTTACAATAGATAAAGAATTAAAAGAACAAAAATTAAAAGATCAAAATATAAAAGAAGATAAAAAAACAAATAAATATATTTTTAAAGATTAATTAAAGACGGAGGAATGAAATGGCAATTAACAAAGAAGAGTTATTTAAAGATTTTTTAGCCAATAAACAAAAAAAATCAGAAGAGAGACAAAAAGAAGTTAATAAGAACGAAAAGGTTGTACCTATTAAAAAAAATAAAAAAAGAAAGACAAAATATAACAAACCTCCAAAAATGGAGCAACAAAAATTATTCGAAGTAGAAGAGGTTAAAAAAGAAAATAATCCTTATGAAACAGAAAAGTTTTTAAAATTTAAAGAAATGTTTATGGATAATCAAATAGTAAAAGACTTTATGACTAGTTTAGACCTTTATAGAGAAAGAGGTTTTAATATGTTTGATACTAATGATTATTTCATAAAAGCAAAGATGGAACATCCTAATTGTAGAGCTATTATAGTTGAGCCTTCTCTTGCAGATATTACTGTAGGAAAAGGTGGAAATGTATATATAGTTAAACCTATGTACAAAACAGAATACACTAATTTTCAAAAGGTAATAGGTGATAGAGCTACACATAATGAGGAATTTATAACTTATTCATTACTTCAATGTACTTTGTATCCTGAGAATATGACAGAATCTGATATAGAGAAAATAGGAGCTGGAACAATTATTACTTTATACAATACTATAAGCAATTTATCAGATTTTAATAAAAACTTTACTGTAGTAGAGGTGTAAAATGAATCATATTTCTATTAATGATAAATATTATATTTCTTTTCATGATTTAAAAATGTCTGATTCTTTAAAAGAAAAAGAACATTATTTAGATCATCCAAAAGCTTTTTTACAAAGATTTACAGATTTATCAAAAGAACATATTGAAGAAATATTAAAAGACAAAGAATTAACTATGAATATAGTAAATACAATATATGATAAATTAGATGTTACTCAAGAGCAGACTTTTATATCTAAAGTTAATAAAGCTTATTCAACTTTTAATAAGATAGATATGTTATTTTTTATGGCGTTACATTATTCATTTAAAATACCTATGACAGAATTATTAAACAAAACAACTCAAGAACTTTTAATTCTTTTCTTAATAAACACTCAAATACATAGAGATGATAATACTGTTGTAGAAAATGTATGTGAAAATTTAAAAAATTATTATTCAGAAAAAACAGTTGAAGATTTTAAAAAATTATGTATTGTTGAAAAAACTAAAGAAGAACAAATGAAAGAGTGGAATGATGAATTTAGTCAGTTCTCTCAACTTTAAGGAGATATAAATGGCAGATAAACCCATTGAACAATATGATGATATAGAGTTTAGTAAAAAAGTAAATAATGAAAGTGGAATGCAAAAATTATTTAGAGCAGGTGTTCTAGCTCTAGGTTTTTCTGTTGTTGGAAAAAAAATGGGTGTTAAGAATAATGATCTTCTTAAATATACTGGTGTTGCTGCTGCAAGTATGCTTATGAGCAATGATGATGATAGAGTTGGAGACTTAATGGCTGTTGGTACTGTTTTTGGTGTAGCGAGTGGATCTAAAATGCTACGTGAAATGGCAAAAACAGATATGAAAACTTATACAAAGATATATAACACTCTAGAATCATTAGATAAAAATATAAATAAATTTAATATAGGTATGCTTGGATTAAAAGATAAAGTAACTAAATCTTTTAGTCATAATTATGCAAAAATTATACAAAAACAAGATGAAGAAGTTGTTAGTAAAATCAAAACTGCTAGCAATTATGTTTCTGCAGGTTTCAATACTTTAAAAGAAGGAACAAGTTATTTATTTACTCATAAAATATCTGATACTTTAGATGCATTATCTAATAATGATTTAAAGAAAAAATATGATCTGTATTATAAAAATGTCGATCTAAAAAAAATAGAAACCTCTGTTAATGATTATTTAAAAGATATTGGTATAGATACTAAACATTCAGATGTAAGTGCTTTAGGTAAATTTGGAGATCAAATAGTATCTATGTTATTACCAAAAGAACTACAAGCAAATAATACTTTATCAGCTAAAGATGCTATTAAAGAATTCCAACAAATGAAAAAAATTAGTTTGATAGAAAACAATACTTTTTTTACTGACATGATTGGCATGTATAGTAAATTAGATAAAGAAACTGGTAAAGTTGTTGCTAGATATGGTCAATTGTTAAAAGATGATGCAAACTATTTAAAACCTTTAGGAAGAATCGCTGATAATTTTATTTCTTCTATGGATACTAAAACAAGTCAAAAATATGCTCGTTTAGGGTCAGATGAAAGAGAAAAAATGTTCTTAGATTATTTAAAAAATAGTGGATTTCAAGAAGTAATTGATAATTTTTATAACAAAGATAATCATATAAAGATTGGAGAAGTTAATTCTCTTTTTGAAAATTTATATATGGATGAAGTTCAAAATCCAGAAATAAGAGATTTTCTCTCTTCTTCTACAAGAAACCAAATGAAAAATTTTAATACTTATATAAAACCAGATGATGTAAAAGGTGAAGCAGAAGTAATTGAAGGTATTAAAAATGCTGATATATTAAAGAATTTTTCTTTTACATCTGTTGTTACTAAAACTAAATTTGGAGTTCAAGATGTAACAGCTCTTGATGGATCTACTATGTTTCTTCAAGCTTTAGGAGCTTTTGATAGAAACACAGTTTCTAATTTTAAATCAATATTCAGTCAACAAGCAAGATTATGGAATCCATTCTCTCTTATAGATTCTAAAAACAGAATTAAAGATGTAATAGCAAATGATGTTTTAGGTTTTGATTATAATAAATATGGTTTTTTATTAAATGGAAAAAGAATAACAGAAGAAGCTGAAGTTATACAAGATGGTAAAAGAGAATTAATAAATATAAAATATGCAACTAATGGTAAAACTAATCATAGAATTAGTTATAAGAATACAGTATTAAATGTTGTAAATGAAGATTATAAAGTTGCAAATGATAATCTTAGAAACGATTCTACACTAAAAGATATAATTCAGACTTATAAGCAAAAAGGTGCAAAACAAGCTTTATCAGAATTTTCTTATTCAGCTTATAATCCATTTTTTGGAGTAAGATATGATGTTGGTAATGGATTTAGACATGCCAATTATAGAGATGGATATTTTGAAGATAAGAATATACTAAGCATATTTGATAAAAAAAATCCTGATGATAAATGGATTTTAAATAGAAAAGATGGAAAAACAAAAAGTGTTTTAAGTGCTCTTTTCGGAAGCCATAGTGATGTCAATATAGATAGAATGAGAGCTGAAAGTGATGCTTATGAAAAAACTATAAATAACTTTAAAAGTGTTCTTGTTAATCAATATATTGATTACGGAATAAAACAAGGCGACAATAGAGTGTTTAATGATGCTGTAGATTTTATTTCAAAAGAATATCGACAAAATTTAATTAATAGTTTAGGTAATGATGATCCTAGAATAATGGCGTTATTTAATGATTTATTATATTCTGTAAAAATGCCCGATTGGGAAAATTTTAAAAAACATCTTCCGAAAGAATATCTAAATCCTGAAGATACTGGTAGATTAATTGGTATTGGTCAAAAAATAGTAGATGCCAATAGAACTTTAACATATATGATTGCTGGTAAAATGAATGAAAAAGCTGTTAACGAAATACTTTCTTCTAAGTCTTTTAAAACTTATTTACAAAGTGATAAATTAGGTTTATATGATCCTAAATACTTCGATAATATGTTAGAAACAATAGATAATTCTGCAAACAAAAAAAGTATGAAAGAAATGTATGATGTTGTAGTAGGTTTTAATAGAGCTAAACGTAATGCTGATAGAGATGTTGAAGAATTTTTCTCTTATTCTACAGAGATTTTTAGAGATTCATTTAAAAATGCTTCTAATAATTTAGATATTCACACCAATCAAAACCCTTTCAATCCTGTTTATGAATTAATCAGAGGAAAAAGATTTAATGACCATTTTGAAGAATTTATTAAGACTAAAATAAATGATCCTAGTAGTGTTATAGGGGTTGCTTTAAATTCTTCAATTGGAAAAGTTGATCCTTCTTATGCTACTACTAATATAGGAAAAGCTTTTGAAGAATTAACTAATCAAGTTTTAGGAACAGAATTAAAAAAAGGTTTAAAAAAAATAACTTCTAGCGTAGGTAGTTTGTTTGGCTTTTCGAAAGGAAAAGATGGAGAAGATGTTCTTAGTATAAAAACATATGATTTTTTCAATAAGGTAAAAGATGATATAAAAAGAGGATTTGAAAATGCTAACGAAAATACTCTTATAAAAATAAATGATAAATTTGGAAAACCAAATATAAATGCTATTTCATTTAAAAATATGATAAAGATTAGAGATGAACTTTTATATACTAATCATGGAGAAGTAGTTTCATCTGTAATATTGGAAGATAGTTTTAAAAAAGGATCTTCAGTAAGAGAAATTCTTAGAGAAGTAAGAAATTCTGTTTTAAGAATGGTATCTCAAGAACCATTTGATGTAGATAGAAAAGATTACAATACTTATTTAGAAGCATTAAAAAATTATAAATCTAAGAATTTTAGAAGAGCAGATTCAACAATGAATATAGGCGCAAAAAGCATTATAAATAATGTTCAAAATGCTATGGAATATATTGGTATAGAAAGATTAACCAATAAAGAATTAGGAGATCATTTTTCTCAGCAAATGGTAAATTTTGCTACTAAAAGATTAATGCCTATTTTTGGTGCAGCAGCTGGATTAATGGCAATGGATTCAGCAAGTGATGCTATTGTTCCTGATGAAGTTCCTATTTTTGGTAATGGTATAAGTGGTGTTGCTGCAACTGGATATGCTACTGCTAGAATAGGTGCTCAATATGCACTTAAATACTCTGGCGCTTTATCTGTTATGAGAATGGCTGAAAACGCTATGCCTGGATTAATTTCAGGAGCACCTATATTAGGAATGCTAGATCCATTAATGGATCCTGAAGAAATGATAGATGTTTATTTTAAAGGAAAAGCAATAAGAGTAAATGATAATAGATGGTGGTTCACTTCTGGTAGACAATCTAGTCAAGGTGAAGAGTTTGGACAATATAGACCACATTTTTTATACCAAATGCAACATAAATCCTCTGGAGTATATGATAATAAAATTGAAAAATTCTTTAGAAAAGATTTTTTGCCAAGTAAATATTTATGGTATATGGTTGATCCATATAAAGAAGAAAGAGATGCTTATGAAAAGTTTGGAGCTTTGTATCCTAAGACAGAACAGTTATTTTTAGATATTCCAGTTATAGGAGGATTCTTAAATGCAACTATAGGTGAAGTTATTAAACCTACACAATATATAGGTGAAGAACAATGGAAAGTTGGAGACAACATGATGCTGAATCCAAACTATAATCCAGATGATCCTTCTTCTCCTAAATATATGCGTTTTGAAGAGCCTAATAAATTTGTTTCATCAGTATTTGAGGCAATAGATGATTTGGAAACTTGGTCAGGTCTTCCTGGATATCTTGCTAAAACTGTAACAAGAGGATTATTTGGTTCTTCTAACCCTTATGAAAATGAAGTTACTTTAAAAAGTATAGATGATGATACTAATTATTCTAACAAATATGAAGATATGGAACTTGGTGGATTATATGGTATTACAGAACCTGTTCGTAGATTGCTTAATGGAGAATCGCTAAACACAATAGATGTAAATCCTTTAAGGCAGAATTTACCAGATTGGATGCCTGAATTTTATAAACGTGGAAACAATCCATATATGAGTATGGCTGGCGGAGAATATCTAATGCCAGGTGAGTTGTTTGAAGATGCAAATGGTAATATAAGAGATGAAGATTTATTAAAATTAAGAACTCTTTCAATGCTAGCTCCTTATTCACATGAGTTTGATGAAACTAAAGCTAAATTAATGAATACAGAATTATCAAGAGAAGAAAAAGAACATTTATATACTTCTATAGGATATGCTAATGAATATGGAAAAAGTCAATTTATAAAAAATAGGCCAATAGGAAGAAAAGATTTAAAAGAAGTTCAATTAACTATAGATGAAAAGATTTCTTATAATGAATTTATTAGTGATGGTGTTAGATATAAATTAGATACAGTTACTGATGATTTTAATAAGTTATCTCAAAAATATGGTGCTAATGCGGCAACAAGAATGATAGAAAAAGTTAATGAACAATTTAAAGAAGGTGAAACATATTCTTTCCAAATTTCTAAAAATGCTACCATATCTGGTGGAATTGATAGAGATGGCGATTACTTTAAAATAACAAGCAAAGATATTGATAAAAGATTAGATTTGGATAGAAGTGCATATGGAACAGCAACTTTTTCAGAAATGCTTGGCAAACTGAATATTTATCATAGCTTAACTTCTGGTAATGCTATGACTATGGACTATGAGAAAAGATATGGTATTAAAACTGCTACTAATGAATGGTCTACAGAACATGTACAAGCTCCAGCTTTTAGAGATTGGGATAATCCTATTTCTTCATTCGTATTACCTTTTTATACATTCTCAGCAAATAGTAGAACATCTGCTATAGCTTTCGGAATGCAAGCTTCTGATATGTATTACGGAAGTAACGCAACAACTGATGTGTTAGGTGGTTTAGTAAAATTAGGTGTTGCTAGAAATTTAGTAAAAACATTTACTGGCGGAGATGCCATAACTTCAAATGAATATGATACTGAAACAGAACTTCAAGATGAATTAGAAAAAATTAAATTTCTTTCTGGTGATAAATCTTATTATAACATGACTGGACAAGAAAATTTAAAACAATTTGAAGGCATGGTAAACGAAGAAGATTCTAAATTTTTAGAAGAATTGGCAAATACTCAAAACGCATCAGAAAGAAAAGAAATTTTATCTCATGCTAATGATAGGTTAGCTAATGTGTTAAAAACAATTTGGAATAGGCAACAAGCTAATTTAAATGGAGAAACTCCATATCAAGTTGAACAAGCAACTTTTAATGAAGTTGTCGATATTGGTAATTATGATGGTAACGAAACTAAAGCTAGATTAATGCTTCAAAAAAGTATGAATATAGGAAGAAGTAAATTAGATGAAAAGAGATATGGAATAATACAATCTTATAGAGGTTCAACAGCTATGAATGAAGCTAGTTATATACAAAGTAGAATGTATCAAAGATATGGAACAAAAGCTAGTATTGATTCAACTATATATCCAGATGGTATTATTAATGTTAATAGGAGAAGAGAATGAAAATAAATAAAGATATTATTATGAGTCCTAGTCAATTTGAAGATGTCAGAAATAGATTAATTGAAGCTAGTAGAGGAAGACATACTATTGATTCTTTAAATGATATAGGATTTACTTATGAAAACAATCTGCTTTACACTTTATTAGAACATGAAAATCATGGATATAATGGTATGCTTCCAGACGAAACCGATGTTAATGAAATTAGAAAACATTTTGAAAAAGTTACTTTTTTTAATGATTTTCTTTATGAAGGTTATGATCCAAAGGACAAATTTTATGAGTTAAAGCAAAAATTAATAGATAATGGAGTATTTACAGAATATGAAATTAATAAAATTGGTTTAACCTATAATAGATATCAAGAATTTGGCGCAGAAGCTTTTTTTAGAAATATACATGATAATACTAAAACAAAAAGAGGCCCTAAACCTTTAAAAGATAGAATATTTATTAGTAACCCTCTTCCTGATAGAAATGAATCTATTGCTCCTGGAAAACCTTTATTTAACCCTATTAACAATCCACAACCACAAGATATTCATCAAACTTCTTTTGATTTTAATAACCCAAATTACAGAATTGTAAATAAAGAATTAGAAGAAAAATATGTAGAAGTAGAAGCTCATAAAATTTTAAAAAGCTTAAAAAATCCAGAACTTGTTAATAAATCTTTATTTGAAGAACCTCAAAAAATAGTATCTCCTAAAATAACAAGTAAAAGTCAATTAGGCGATGTTGTTCGTACTTATCCTTTACAATTTTTTGATACTGGTGATAAGGTTAGCAATAAACAAACACTAGATTTTTTTAACGAATATTTAAAATCTGATAAAAATACTCGTAATCTAAAATTTAAAATGGCTAACTTTAGTGAAGCTGGTATTCGTATTAGACAAACCAAAGTTAGAGGAATGGATAATGATTATTTTGGTGATATGGATGTAGTTAATAAAAGAGTAATGGTATTACTTCCAGAAGGTCAAAAAAAAGAAAAAGCTATAGCTATTGTTAAACAAGGTGACGACTCTTTTAAATTTGTCGAAGCTCAAATGGAATATAATGAAGAAGGTATAGCATTTGTTAAAAATCTTAGTGTTAAATCATCTGGTACTTTCTTTTCTCCATTTAGTGAAAATCTTATTAAAGACACTATTAACGGATCAAAATATGTTACTGTCAGAAATATAGGTGATACTTCTAGCGGAATACAAGAAGTGTTAAATGAAAATTATCAAAAGTTTTTTGATATAATTTTTCAAAATGATGGTAATATTAATGCTATTACAGATATAGCAAGAGAAATAGATAGATCTAGCAGATTAGTTACAGGAAGATCATTAGATATAATTAAAGATGCTACTATGGTATCTACAAGGCATGCTGTTTCTTCAGATGGTATTTATAATGGAAAGATTATAATCAGTGGTGAAAATCTTTTAGATGGAATGCATATTTCTAAAGAAGTTAGAGAAAGTCTTAATGAAAAAGGTTACAACAAAGGAAGATATGCTTTAGAAACTAATGAAGAAGGTAAAATAAAAGGTATATATAGAGCAGTATCAAAAGATGGAAAAATTGCATATGAAAAAGACGAAGATATGTTTGAAGATATTTTTAGAAATATATCACAGTATACTGATTCTTATGTAATGGAACGTGCAAAGCTTGTCGATTCAGATTTAAAAAATATAGTCTCTACAGAAGATATTGTTAATTTTAATAAAAAGATAAGAAGTATGAATATTTTCTCTGAAGATGAAGTGAATTCTGCAGCTGAAGAAATGAGAAATATCATATTTGATAAATATGCTAATGAATATGGATATAGCACTCATCAAGAAATGCTTAAAGATATTGATGAAAATGGATTAGAAGATGTATATTCAACTTTTTTAGCTAAAGTAAAAAGAGTAGATTTAGAAACTATAAAAGCAAGAATTGAAAGTGGGCAATTATTTGATAATAGACTTGTTGAAATTAAAGATAAAACTACTTCCGCTGGAATAGAAAGAATTATATCAGCAGGTTTTATGCATCCTTTAAATTATTTAAACAAAGATAATGCTAGAAAAACTCAAGGTATTCAGCAAATGTCCGCTTTTGGCTTCAATAATTTAGAAGGTAAAAGAATAACTATTGCCAGAGTATTAGAACAACAAACAAATCATATAAAAGAACTTCAAAGTAAAAAAATAACTATTAGAAGAACTGCCGAAGAAGGACTATTTAATCTGTTTGGAAAAAGAATATTTGGAGATAATTTTGTTACTCCAGATTTATCTGCTAATACAGTTTCTTATTTATATGGAGATTTTGAAGAAGTATTTAATGATAGTTCTGTTGTTTCAGCTTTAGCTGTTATGAAAAACATAGGTGACAAAGGAGAAACTAAAAAAATAAAAATAGATTATTCTTCTTTAAATCCTGATATAATAAAAGGATTAGGTAAGGAACATGCTGATGTAGGTTCTTTAATTAATTATTTACAAAATGGACAACTTGATATTGGTAATATAGGTAAAGAAGGAAGTTTTGAAAACACATTCTTTACACAATTACTTGGAGAGGACAATGTTAAGAAGTTTGCTCTTTACAAACAAACAAATGATTTCCAAAACGACATTGAGAATTTAGGTAAATTGTTTGAAAATATTCAGCAATATAAGAATAAAGAAGATATGATTAAATACGGAGAAGCTAGCGATAAGGCAATGAATGAATATAATAGAATCTTAAAAAAATATATGCTGTTATCAGATAGTGCTTCAAATATTAATATAATAAACAAAAATGTTGTTAACAAGGATGTAAAAACATTTGTGGCAGATGCAACTGCTGGGATAATAGAAAATATTGTAGCTGATTCAACAGGAATAGAAATAGAATTTTCTTCAGCTTCACTATTCAATAGTGGTGATAAAGGTATGCTTGAAAATACTAAATTTACTTTGGGTAAAGTATATAATGCTATGGCTGTTGTTAATAATGGTAGATATATACCAGTTGATGCTTTAGTTAATAATAAATTAACAAATGCAAAAAGAGGTAATGCTGGTTCAATATTATCTATGACATTAGAGACTATGCTTAGAAATACTATGACTGCTGATTTTAAATCAGATATGACTCCTGAACAAAGATTAAATTATTTTAAAAATATGTTTTCTTCTGAAAAAATGGGTGGAGGAAAAGCTAGTATATTAGACGCTTTAAACATAGATTTTAAATTAAATGAAGACGGAAGCATTGATTTTATAGACAAAAATGTAAATAAAGCAATAGCAGATACTCCTATGGGTCAAGTATTAGATCCTTATACCACACTTGAAAAAAGAATAAGAGATAATTTTTTAAATAATTTAAAAGGTCTTTTTGGTGGAAGTGCTAATGAAAAAAGTGCTGAAGCATTGTATTCTACATTAGAAGACAACCTTTTTGTTGTTTATAATAAAATATTAGATGACATGACCGAAGAAAGCAGAGATCTTAATCAAGTTATGTTCAAAGCTCCAGAAATACAAAAAGTATTTACAGGTGTAGATGGAAAACAACAAATTGTTACAGAGAAAGCAAAAGGATATGTGTATAACTTCAAAGGTAGAATGAATAGAATGGTAGAAGCTACATCTAGAAAAAATTCTAATGCTTTAAGATTAAGTAGAATATCACAATTACTTGCAACTGCAAGTGGAAACGAATCTTTTATTGGAACAATTAAAGATATGGCTATGGAACAAAATAAAGGTAATGTTTTAGATTTTGCTGCAGTATATGATTTAGATGAGCAAGGATATATTAGAAATAAAGAAATTTTTGAAAACTTTGTTAATGATGCAAAACTTATAGATGTATCAGATTCTAAATTTAGAAATATGGGAGCTGGTATTAGTAATACTGTAGAAGGTTTTAAAAGTGGCCCTTTAGGCAATATTATTACAGAAGTAAGAAATCAAGATAAATCTATAAATACTAAAAAAGTAAAAAGTATAATTACTGGTTTTGAAGAAGGATTTTTAAATGATGTAGGAATGCTTTTTAAAGATACTAAAAAAACAAAAGAAAGTATTTCTAGAATGATGTTCTTTGGTGCATTAGACGAAATGCTTGATAAATCAGATTTGTCTGGTGATTCTGAAATAATAAGAAAACTAGAAGTATTTAAACACAATGTTCAATCTAATAAAATCCAAATAAATAATATTATTCCTGGAATGGATTTATTCAACATAAGCAATGATCAAGTAAGAAATTTAGATTTTGATGAACTTCATTCTAATTTAATTGACGTTTTAAGCGAACAATTAGGATTAGATTCTGAATTTACAAAAGTGTTAAAAAATACTTCTGATTTAAATACTGATTATTATAAGTTTGCTTCTACTATGAATAGTATGCTTGATAGATTAAGTGGTAATGCTCCTGAAGATTTAGACTTATTTATGATGAATGATTTACTTCATTTTGAAAAATTAGATTTAGATATCCTTGATAAATATAAAACTATGTTCCCAAACGATGTTTTGTATAATATCGTAAGTGATTATAGAAATTTATCAGATGGTAGAATTATTCATTTAGCTAGATTAAAACAATTATATTTAAATAAAGAATTGCCAGTATATATTACAGGGCTATTATCTGATGAAGCTGGAAGAGTAATTCCTAACTCTGCATTAGCAGATTTAATAGGTTTAACAGGAGATTTGGCTAATCTACACCTAAATAAAGAAGCTGAAATTGAATATAAAAAAATAGCTAAGTTTTCTTCTGAGTTTAAAAATAATAGAAAAACATGGGCTATGTCTAAATGGTTCAGACAATTTGATTCTGAAAATTATAAGAAATTAAAAAGAAGTAATGAAGCTATCAATCACTTTTTATCAATATTTGGTTCTGATGCCGATTTAAATAAAATATATGAAGATAATAAATATGAATTTTATAAGATTGCATCAAAATTCGCTGGTGATAACGAAAAGGTATTAGATGATGAAATAAGTAGAAAATTTAGAGCTTTTAAAAGAGCGATGAGAGAAAATAATTTTGAAGTTTCTAACTCTTTCAGCCAATTCTTAAAAAATATGGGAGTAGAAAACTCAAATCAAATGAATGTAATTTCTTCTTTATTCTCAAAAGAAGATGTTACTTTCCAAGAATTTTTACAAGGATATAATGATTTAAAAACAATTCTTAGATCAGCTAATGATAAAGCAAATAGATCATCTTTATCTGCAATAAACGATATTCTTGTTCAATTTGAAGGATTCTTAGATGATACAGTTAAAGGGCGTGTAATGGACCTTTTTGGAGATTTTCAAACAATATCTAAATATGCATTAGATGACAAAGTAAGTGTTCAAGACTTAACAGCTCTAGTAGGAGCATTAGGTACATCTAAAAGCCATTTTAAAAAGATTGAAGAAATGCCTAAATGGATATCGCCTTTGATAAATAGAATAATTGAAAAAAGCAACAATTATGAAGAACGTAGTAATACTAGCAGAAGAATAATAAATAGATTATTTTCTTTATATGAAGGAATGGGAGAAGGTATTTTTGGAAAAGACGGAATGATTCAAGAAGCAGGTACATTTATAGCTGAACATTCGGTTAGGTTTTCTCCTAGAAATGCTTCTGGAGTTGACTCAATAGTAACAGATTCCATAAAAGATATTTTTGGTAACAAGCATTCTAAAGAGGTATTTGATGAAAAAATAGATCAAATTGAAGATTTTGTTAAAGTAATTTTTGGTGATGATGCTAGCAAAGAAATACATAACAAATTAGAACATTTCAAAAAGATGAAAGGTTATACACAAGATGAGTTAAATTGGATAGGCAACTTCTTAGCTGATAAACAAAATATAGTTATTGGTAATGAAAGAATGTATCAAGTAGCAGGTCTACGTTTAGATTTTGGAGATAGTTATTCTGCTTATGGTATTCTTCAAAGAGATCCATCTCAATTCTTTGGTTCAGTATCTAGTGCAAGATATGTAAAAATAGATAGCAAAAACAAAAGATTTGATAATGATTTATATAGAAGATTATTTGGTAATGTTGGTGGAATAGACAATACTGCTAACCTTATGTTTATTGGAAGAACTACAGGTTTATGGTTTAATGGAGACTTTGACGGTGATACTTTCCAAGCTATGATAATGGGCCTTCGTAATAAAGATTTATTTAACCAATTTCAACAAGGATCTGGAGAACTATATTCTAAGTTTTTTGAATTACAGCATTTAATAACCAACTCTGGTGATGCAAACTTAGTTAAAGAGTTTAGAAGTGGTAAATTACAAAGTGAAAACTCAAAATCTATTTATAAATTAATACTTGAATTATACGGAGGAGAAAAGAAGATAAATGAAAATACTTCTCCAGAAGAAGTGTTCAATATAATAAAACCATACTATTTGCAACGTAATTACTATAGAAGAAAAATTAAATCTGTTTTAGAAGATGAACTATTAAAGCATGCTGATACTCAATTATCAGGTAAACAGATAAATGGTATATCTCAATACGCTTTAGGTGATTTACATTTAGCTTTAGATTTAGGAAAACAAAAAAGAATTATAAGTAGAGACATGTCTTTAGATGAGTTTGAAAAAATATTCAATTCTATTAATCCTACACTAAGTAAATATTCTCAGAAAGAATTTGAATCTGCTAAAGTTGAAGATATATTTGAAGCATTAAAGGTTACATTTACACCTCAAGGTCAATTAGGTTTAGCTAATTTATTTGGAGAAGCTAATAAAGTTGGAGACTTTACATCTATTGCTAGAACAGGTAGATTCCATGATTCTATTTCTGAATATAGAGAATTTTCTATGGCTTTTGTAAACGAAGCTGACAGAAAAGCTTTTAAAATGCGTTTTGCAAAAAACTTTGAAAATTTCTATGGAAAAAACAGTGAAGAAGAATTAGAAACATTATTAAAAAATATAGGTAGCAATCTTGTTGATGATATATTTGGAGATTTAATCGAACAAGGATCTATTGGAGGAAAACATGGAGCTTCTGCAAATCCATATGAGATAATAGAAAGAATGAACGCTATAGCTAGAATAACAAGTAAAGGCGGAGAAAATGATAAGAGTTATGTTAAATTAAATAAAATAAATGAATTCATAGAAGATTTGTTAGGTGAGACTGCAGGTAATGGAAAAGTTTATACTGATAAAACTATAGGTGATGTATCAGAAATGTTATTCCTTACAGGAGACAAAGGATATAAAACTCCAAAAGTTCAAGGAAAAATTAGAGAAATGACTGAAGAAATTGGTAAACTTTTAAATATTACAGCAGATGATATAAATGAAATTGGTGCTACTAAACTTTCTGAAATTGAAGATTTGACTACCGATTCTTTGGCAGGAATATTGACTATAGTAAAAACTGCTGCTGCAAAAGGACATGTAGAAAAAGTAACTGATATTACTAATATTTCTAGAGGATTAACTCATAAGCTTGCAAGCAAAAATTCTTTTGGTGCTAAAGTTGTTTCTTGGTTTCAAAATTTTTATGGAGAAAATAAAACTCAAAAGATTCAAGGAGATCTAAGTAGTGATTCAAACTCTGCCATGAGCATTTTAAGAAAGTTTGTTGGAATTTTTGCTGGTCATAAAAATATAAATGAAGATATTAAGAAAGAAGCAGAAGAAGCAACTGAAAAAATAAATGATCCAAAAGATATAAAAGTTGATACTAGTGGTGCTAAAAAAGTTGTTGATGATGCTAAAGAAGAAGCTATTAATGCTGGTGACACGATTAGTAAAAGATTATATAGGCAAGAAACTAATAAATTAAAAGATACTATAACTCAACAACAGCAACAAATAGATGAACTACAACAACAACTAAATAAAGTTGCAAATGGTGCTTCTGAAGCTGCAGGAAATGCAAGCACTGCTTCAAGTGGAACTAAAAAAACTGCTTCTAAAATAGTAGAAGAAGGTTCAGAACTTCTTAGTAATGCTAAGCAACAAATTTCTAAACATAAAAGTGGATTTATGGTAGCTAGTGCATTAGTCGCATTAGGTACTTTCTTTAGAATTTTTCAAAGTAATAGAGCTGTGGTAAACTTGGATATCAATGAAAAACAATATGAAAAATCTCAAGGTTCAATTTATAGAGATTTAAATAGATATACTATTAATACTAACATAAGGGAGTTATACTAATGTATACATATAGAGAAAGAATAATAAAATTCAATGGTATCCAACTTTCAAAAACTGGATTTAAAGATTTAAAATTTGAAACTTCAAGATACTCTGATAGTTTAAATACTATCAGAGGTTTTGGAGCACAGATGAACGAATCTAATCTTAGTGTTGTTGATACCATCAGTGTAGATTTCATTTTAAAAACAGATGAACTTGCTGATTTAGCTTATATTTATTGCATGTTTAAAGCTATAGGAGTTCTTCCTATTGAAAATGAATATTTAATAAACAAAGTTTCTGATACATTAAGTGGAGGAAATGAAACTAAATATAAATTTACACATTTACTTTGTTTTTTAGAAAGACTACAAATTACAAGTTTAGAGAAAACTAGTAATGGTTATGATGTCAATATGATACTTACTCTTTATCAAAATTCATTTGTTGGAGATCAATATAAAGAATTTTCAGACGCTTTTATCAAATGGAATCAAGATACTAAATTTTCAGATATTTGTAATAAAACTACAAAAGAATATTCTAATAATTTAGGCATAACTGATAATAGCAATTTAATAGTAAATATTTATAATGTTGAAAAACTAAATGCTTATTATAAAGAAAATATTTTAGATTATGAAAAGTTTAATAAATTATTAAATGGCGATCCTGAAATAGAGGCTGAAATAGAAGCTAATGCTAAAATAAATTATATAAAAACAAAATTACCTGATAAAGATAAATATATTCCAGCAAGTGTTAAAATTGATAACAAACACATTCTTCAAATAGAATTAATAACTACTAATTTAATTTCTAATTTTCCAATGAAAGGTAAACCTATTGGATATAAATCTTTTTTAGGAATAGGTAAAAGTAACTTTAGTGTAAAAATGATTTTTGATGAATCTGAAAATGATATAGTTCAACAATTAAAAGTTATTTCTGATAAAAATATATTAAATCACAAATTCATTTTGAATCATCCTTTAGTTCAACTTTTTGATTTTTATACATCAGATATTACTAATATAACTTTTAACAACTTAGAATCAGCTAATGGAATAATTGTTACTATGGTGTTTAATATTTCTGGTTTTAGATATGATATTGATGAAGAATTATTAAATTCATCTGATATTATTTTGAAGAAAAGCAAAACTGATAGTTATATATCAGAATCAGTGTGCGGTCTTTATTTAGAGCATTTGTCTAATTATTTAATGACAAATAGATATAATAATTCGGTTTCTATTTCTAATATAAATGAGCTTTTATATACACCATTAGAAGGTAAAATTCAAAACGTAAATGATGATCCGTCTGGACAAGCTAATGTTGGTTATGAAAATGAGAAATATTATTTCATAGATTTTCTTTCTTCCTATTCTTCAGTGACTACTTCTTTTGGATATCACAAAAGCATTTCTGATAAAATATCTGTTTTTCCAATATTTGAAAATAAAGATAAATATAATTCTTTAGTTAACAAAGGTCAAAAGGTAATAGATAAATTAAAAAAAGCAAAACATAACAATACTTCTGATATTTTTAGTATCTCTCATGATATTCACAATGAAAATTTGTCTACTAGTGATGAAGGAAAAGATTGTAGAAATTTATTTCCTTTTAGAGATTTAGTAAATTCATATACTTTTTATAATTATTTAGATACTGTTTCTATATACATGGTAACTTCATCTAAAAAAATAAAAGATGAAATTTATACTTTATTGTATAAAGATGGTTATAAAACATATTCTGAATATTTAATGGAAAATGTAATAAATCAATTAGGAATAGAATTATTTAATACTAAACAAGGTATAGATACACAAACTTTTAGCATATATTCTAAAATATATGAAGAGTTTTACTATAGATTATTCGATATAGAACTTAATATGAATCCTGTTCCAAAATATATAGAAGAATTAATCAAAGATAATACTGTCTTAGTTGTTTCTGATGGAATTTGTTTTTCTAAAATTCATCAATTAATCACAGATATAGTTTCTTGTTTTTTAGATAAATTTGTTGATACTCTTAAAGATGAAGAATTTTTAGATAGAATAATAGAAGAAGTTTACTTATTGGTTAGATCTACAAATAAAGATTATAAAGAATCTCAAGTTCAATTATATAGAGAATCTTTTAGAGATATGTTAAACCAATTATTTTATGAAGTTAGTTATCAATCTTCAAATAAAAGACAAGAAATAATAGATAAAATTTATAATATATTTTTAACAAAATTAAATTATTATCTTGTTATGTATATTTACGGAGGAAAAGATTCTGTCGAATATGAAAGATTAAGATTATCTATGAATACTCAAATAAAAGTTCTTTTATTATCTTCTTGTTCCTTTGCTCCTTTATTCTTATACAGCAAAAATAGAACTGATCATTTTGGTAAAGCTATGACCATTGGGGCTCAAAATATAGGAATAAAAATTACAGAATTTAATAAACACTTATTAGGATTTACTGGAGAAAACAAAATATTAAACAACAATGCTTTATATTATATGTTCAAACAAAACAATACAGAAGAAAAAGATGAAGAAATAAAAGATATATATCAATTGTTTACAACTTTATTTGGTAAAAAAATAAATCATTCTTATTATTTTGATGTTATAAAAAATAGTACTATTTTAGGAAATAAAGATAAATATTTAACATATGATGAAGTTATAAAAAAAGATTGTTTATATTTTTACGGAAGCAAAATTCCTAGATATGATTTGCATATAGAATTATCAAAAATAATCAATCCAAAAGATGATAAAGAAGCTTGTAGCACAATAAATGATTTTTTATCAAAAGCTAAAGAACAATTTATTTCTGGAGAAAAGTACTGTGAAGTTTTACCAAACAAAATGGTAGCTTTGGGAAAAACTGGTTATGCAATAGAGGATTATGGTTTTAATTCTTTAAATAAAATTCAAAGATTTCATTATTCTGATGTTCCTAGTTATTATAAACAATTATTTTTAGATAACTCTGGAGAAGAAACAAAAATAAATGATGTTATGAAAACTAGAATAATAGGGCATAATGATATGTTTTATAATTTGGATAATATTACTAAAGTTATAACAGACTCTTCTAATTCAATTATCCCAGATTATGTCATTTCAATAGTTAAAAAAAATATTTCATCAGAATATGCAGGTGAAATAAATACATATATAACAGAAGAATATGAATTATTTGCTAATAATATTAGCAATATAAGTATTACTAAAGATCCTAAAACTAAAATAAAAACTGCAACTATAGAAATTATTAATATTAAAAAACATGTTTTTAGTATAGGAGAAGATGGATCCTTTAATGTTAAAGAAATGAATAATGGTAAAATAGATGTAATAAGGATAGAACCTGGCGACGAAATAAGAATTAAGCTTGGATATATTCTTAATAATAATGTATTTAATGGAGCTATTAGTAATATACAATTTGGCGATAATATAATGGTTTTAACATGCACTTCATTTGGAGCTTTAATGTATAGTTATAATATTCCAAAAATTGCATTTACTAATTCTGATAGTATATTAGAAAAATCAATTAAAATATTAAAAGGAATACCTAAATTAATAGATCGTGGTTTTATAAAAGATAGCAACATAAGTTATTTATATGAATTAGGAAACGTATTTAATAATATTTTAAACTCTAATAGGCATTTATTTAATATTTTTAAAACAGAGTATAATAATATTCATAATTTTTTAAAAGGAAACGCTAGAGAAAGTGGTATGTTTGTTGCTGTATCTATAACTTTAAGACATTTGCCTAGAAGAATATTAGATAAAATAGATGGAAAATTAAGTAATATTACAAGTAACAAGTTATTAAATTCTAAAATAATTTTATCTGATGTCGATAAAACGTTTGGGGCTCAAGAACAAACAGATGAATTAACAACGGATACCATTACAGGAAACACGTTTAAAAATATAAATAATATAGACCATGATTATGAAACTTATGGAATTAATAATTCTGGATCAGAATTTGAATTATCTGAAACAGGAGAAATTAAAATTTCACAAGAACAAATAAAATACGCTCAAGATTACGTAAGTGGATTAATGCAACCTAGTAATAACGGATCTATCAATAGTGAAGTTATGAAACCTGAAATTGACAATATTATAAAATTAGAAGATGGCGATATTTGGTTTACTCATTGGCCTTGTGCTGTAAAAAGAATAACTGCTTTAAAAGGAGAAAAGAGAAAAAAGAAAAATGGAAAAATAAGAGAACACTACGGAATAGATATAGCCAATTATGGAAAAGAAGGAGACACAGTATATGCAGTAGCTAATGGTACTGTTGATAAAATATACGATAGTACTTCAGGGGATACAGGAAGATATATAGATATAAAACATGAGATACATTCTAATGATGGCAAAACTAAAAAATATATTTATTCACGTTATATGCATTTAAAAAGAATTCTAATTTCTAAAGGGACAGTTGGTGCTGGAGAACCTATCGGAATATTGGGAGGTAGCGGATTTGGTCTTGAAAAAGATCCTACAGGTAAAAACGGATATATACCACATCTTCATTTTGAAATAAGAGATGAATCTGGAACCAGAATAAATCCTTTAGCAAAAGGAATTTTTCCTAAATTTAATTTGGTATTTAAACCAAACTTACAAGGATACCCAGGACAATATGTTAAAGAAGTAAAGGAAGGTAAAGGATAGTGAAAGTAAAATTTCAACCATTTGGTAGTTCTTATGTTATGGATAACAAAGCAATAAATAAAATAGGTGACGAAAGAACAACTACTCAAAAAATAGATTTAGGAGCAAAAGAAGATTTTGCTAGACCAGATAAAATTTCTTTCTGTTTTGAAGGAGAAAATCCTGGAACTATTTTTAACACTTTTGAAAATATTACTTTAAATTCTTTTTGGGATATTAGAGAAGATCAAGAATTTTGTACATTTATATTAGGACGTAATCATATGTTTTATACAGTAGACGGAGTTCCTATTGCTTATACAAATGAATACGGAAAACAAGAAAATAATTTAAATATTAAAATTTCAGGTAATTCTTGTAATCCATTAGATTTTCTAAATATGGTTAATCATCATTTAGTTAATACTTTAAAAAAAGAAGAACTATATGATGATGCAACATATATTTCGTATAAGTTCGATGAAAATAATTTTAAAACTAATAACCTTGATAAAAGTTTAAACAGAGATAATATTAGAAGAATCTCTGAAAACCATTTTGTTATTTCTGGATATAATCTATTATTTCAAGAAATAAAAGTTGATAATAATGTAATAAATTCAGTTGTACCTAGTGGAGATTTCAGCTGGTTTAGTTTTGCTGTTAAAAATACTATATTATCTTTATTTGATGTTACTAAAAATCAAAATAAAAAATCAAACTCTGAATATTTAAATAATTTAATTGTTTCTCATAAAATAGAAATACCAAAATTTTTATTTGATGGATTTGGAGAAATAGATAGTGTTACTCTTCCTTTGATTAATGAATATCTGTCTAATTATTTATTGAAACAAGTTGAATATTGTTATAGTGGAAAAATATTTATGAAATATAATCCTAGAATAGAAATAGGAGACACAATTACATTACTAGATGAAATAAGTTCTACATATGGAGTATTTAGAGTTGATAGTTTTGAGCATTCACTTGATACAAGAGGACTTATTACTGTTGTAAATGTAAAAGCTGCATGGGATTTTAAAGATCCTTTATTAGATACTTTTTCTTATAAAATAGGAAATGATTTATTAAACGATTTAGGATTATTAATCGAAAGAATTCCAACTGTTGATGGCAATAACTCTTCAAAATTAATTTTTCCTCCTAAAAATAAAACTATTCAAAATATCATGGAATCATATTTAAAATATTTAGTTCAATCTCCTAAATATACAATGCTCTTTCATATTACAAGTGGTATTATTTTTGATGAATTAAAAATAAATCATAATAACTCGCTAACGCCTACGCCTCTTCCATTAAGATTTATGCCTATGTTCGTTAGAGGAAAAATACAAATGCCTGAAAATTTAAAATGTGTATTTTTTAACTCTCCTGCACATAACTATACTTCATTTCTTTCAGCATTTTATATCTCTTTTATGACTGGATTAAATAAAGCTTGGAATTCTACATGTAATGTTATTGAAAAAGGAATAACTTTAACAGTTGATTTTATATTATCAATATATACTGTTGGATTACACGAATTATTTAAGCCGTTGTTAGGAATAACAAAAAGAAAGGCTATAGAATCAACTTTTAGTCAAAATGTCAGTGTTGTAGATGGTGAGATTCAAAGTATGCAATCTTATAATCCTTATACTGGTGTTCAAAATGCATCTAAAGAATTTAGTATGTGTTTTTTCAATATTCAAATGAGAAAAGATGAAGATATTGCTAAAAGTGAAGAATTAATAAAAAAATCAATAGAATTAAAAGAAAAATTTGTAAATAGTCTTATAGAAAAAAGAAATTTTAATGGTGTTTTATTAGTTGAACTATATGATACTTTTATTCATAACGAATATAATTATAAAACTTTTTTATCTAAATTTAATACAACTTATTCTGTTGTTAGAAATGGAAAAACAATAACATATGGGTCAGAATCTCCATTATTATTAAATAAAACTGAATTTGGAGATTCATCAATGACGGAATATGGAGCTACCATTTTTAATCAAAATAAAAATCAAAGATACAATATAACTTCACAAACAAAATCAATTCCTGGAATGGATAGAAATATAGTTGAGACAATAGTGGAATTCCACAGTCCTTTATATGATAAAGAAAAATTATTCTATACAAATCCTACTTATGATGGAACTGCTCCTTTTGGAGATTCATCATCAATGGATGATAGAAGAGAAAAAATGTATGGAGAATATTCTGATAGACCTTATAAATATAAAATCATTTGGTTCCATAATTTATATGGTTCTAAAGATATAAATAATATAGAAATAAGAAAGAAAAATGTAGAATTGGTTTTAAATTATTATACTGAAGAATATAATTCTAAAATGAAATATAATAACTTATCAAAACAATATGAAGGGCAAGATTATGGATATATAATAATGGCTGATTGCAACTTACAAGTTGTAAATCATGGCGCAGATCCTATTTTTACCGTAAATGGTGGAACAAATTATGAATATCATATGAGTAAAGATCATCCTTTTACACAATTGATAAAAAAAGCTACAACATTTATAAAAGACAAAGGGTTACCAGAATCAAATCTGTTCGATAATGTTTTAGTATCAAATAATGCTAAAAGATTTGTGAGAGCTCACAGATTAGATTATACAGATGAAATTGAAAATAGATTATTAATAAGTGACCATTTGCCTGTATATGTTCAAATAGATTTTACAAATCAAAAATAACCCTAGATAATCTCTAGGGTTTAATTTCATAAAATTGCAATATGTATTTTTTTCTGCTTAAATTTAAATATTTGGAGGGATACAATGAAATTAAATAATAAATGTGGAATAATCTATGATATAGATCCTTCTAAGTTTTATGCAGAAGGTCTATTATATTTTAACGGAGTAATAGAAACAAATGAAGATAATAATATATTTTCTATTATAAGCTCTAAAATGATGACTATGACTTTTGATTATAAAATAAATGAAATTATTAATCAAACAATTAATGCTAATGAAATGACAACTGCTTCTTATAGAAATAATGAAATAGAATCATTTTTTGATAGTCATTCTGATAAATTAATAGATGTTATATTTTTTGCCGATACAGGAATAAAAGGTATTGATAAAACATTATTAGAAGAGAATTCTATATTTTATATAGGAATTACAGATAATATAAAATTAGGTTTTTTAATTAATAAAATGATTGCTCTAAGAATATTTGGACAGAATGGAGGGAACGAATAATGGCTAAGTTAAGTAATGAAAGTACCACTATGAAATCTGAAAAAGTGAATGTAAAAGATCTTGGTGGAGCAAATGTAAAAGCAAATCAATTAAATACTGAATGGGAATTTTTTAAAAAGAATAGTGGTATTGTAACTGATTATTTAAACAAACAAATAAATATACCTAGTACAGCATTTACTCCAAATATGGTTCTTCCTAGCAAAACTATTTTTACTAATGTTATGTCAGGTTATAACGTTTTAAATACAGCTAATGGTTTATTACAAAAATTATCAGGAGTATTTAATCAAACGAGTTCATTTTCTTTTATAGCTAAAGAAGTAGTTAAAAAATCTATTGGCGTTGCTTTAGGAGGATAATAATGCTTTTTGCAATAAATGAAAAAGGCGATTTAAATATAGATCAAGAATTTAATACATTTACCAATTTTATTTTCGGTGAAGATGTTCAAACTAATATAAATATTGCTAAAACTATAATACTTACAAAATTTAAACATCAAAATTGGTTTAGAGATGAATTTATATTATATAAAAGAAATACATATGATGATTTCCAAATAAAAGAATATATAGATAATAAACTTGATGAAATATTTTCGAAGCTTCCATTTATAAGAAGTAAAGTGGATTATGCTTTTTTAAACAAAGGAGATACTTTTACAATAGGATTTTATTATAAAGTAAATTCTCAAACTAATGTTAGTTTATTATTTAGAACTATAGAGATTTAGAAAGGAGTAAAATGGCTACTGAACAAGAAAATCTAGATATTATGATAGAGAAGATTCAAAATAGACTTGGAATACAAATAGATTCTAGTTCATTTGACTATGAGTTTTTAAAAGTTTTAAATCAGTTTTCATCTTATTTAGATAATAAAAATTTAGAATTTTTAAATGCTCATACTTTTGAAAATTTAAAAGATGATAATTTAGATGGATTTTTAAATTATTTCAATATGTATAGAACTAGAGGAAACAATAATGATGTTTATGAATTTGAATTAATGTATAATTCTTCTCAAGAAAACATAAGTATAAAAGATGAAGCTATATTTTCTTATAATAATGAATTTTATAGAAATATAAGAAAAGTTATTATTGGAAAAGAAAAATCAATATTATATGCTCAAAAGATATTTACAACAGAAAAAATAAACAATCCTATTTTTTCAATTAATGGAATATTAATTTTTGACAATAATTCAATAGAAATAAGCAATCCAAATTTAATTTTATCTTATGAATTACCTAAAAAATTAAAGCTTATATCTTACAAAATTACTCCTAATGAAACTGAAAGTGACATAAGCTTTATGGAAAGATCTAAAAGTGTTCTTCAAAATTTAGGTTATTCCAATTTAAAAAAAATAGAATTAACTTTACTTAAAGATACAAGAATAAAATCTGTATACATAGATGATCAAAATGGATATTCAAATATAATTATTTTCCCTAACAATCTTTCAGAAATAGATGAAATTATAAAATATAATAATTATGTAGTTGATTATTTTAAATCCTCTAAAATTAATCTTTTAAAGCCAAATGTTGTAGAAGTTAATCTTGATGGTTTAAAATCACAATTATTTTTAAGAGATGATTATGAAGTAATAACTTCTTTAATTAATTCTGCATTGAATGAAACTTTAAGCCTTTTAAAAACAGATTCTAATAACAATCTAATTCTTTCTAAAACTGATTTGATTTATGCAATAAAAAATGTATTTGATAATTATAACGACTCAAATTTATCTATTGATTATAATCAATTAAATATTTCTACTAGATATTATTTTAGAACTAATTATAAAGTGCCTATTTCTATAGAAAATATATATGATGAAAAAACTATAGAAAGCACAGATGTAATCACATTAGGATTTATAGAGTAGGTGTTAATATGGCTTCTTTATTAGTTGAAAGTTTTTGTAATAATGTTAAAACAAAAACAGAAGGTATATTAGCTGACCATAGTAATATAAAAGAGTTAATACAAATAATAATAGATCAAAGAGTTAATAATCTTAATGCAATCTATTCTTTGAGAGCTAATTATAGTTTTAAAGAAAAAGGAACAGATTTATTAACTAAGCTTTACAACTCTAAAGCCTCTAGAGATATGCTTGAAAGCTATGGTTATAGAAAAACAACAATGGATAAATATAATTATGAGAATTTTAATGACATAGAATTTATTGAAGAAATTGATCACATAGTTAAACAAAACAATGTTTTTGTAGAAACAATAAAACTTTATTCAAAAGATATTGAAAAAGAATATATGTATCATTTTAAAGATAACTATGTTATTTTTACTCCTACTATTTCTAATAGTCCTACAGAGTATTATTTTGATTTTAAAGATTGTAAAGTAATTGATTTTAAAATAGATAAAGACTATTTTGTATTTATGATTTTAGAAATGAACAATAAAAAACATTTTATCATTTCACATCTTGGAAAAGATTTTATTAGATATAACGAAGATGAGTCAAAGCTTGATTTAGAAGCTTGTTTTAATGATGTTATAATTAATGATAATATAAGTAGTTTAGAATATTATTGTGACAATGAATTTTGGTTTTTAAAAGATGATTTATCAATTAATAAAATAACAATGTGTAAAAAATATTATTTTGAAGATGGTGAATTTTTATACTTCAATCATCAAGGAGATTTGGAAAATTATAAACAACATTTTTTAGAAGAATGTCAAAACAATTTTTTAAATATGTATAATACTATGAATTTTTTAGGATTAAATGATTTTAAAATTAATTCTAGAAAAATATCAACTAGAGAAAATCCTCTTTTCCTAGATCTATTTAAAAATAAATATGATAACACACTAAACGGAGGATTGAATTATTTTAATAGTTTGCCAAATATTCTTCTTGGAAAAAATGGAGAAGTTAAATCTTATTTAAAAGATTATCATATTTCTATTTCAGATGAATATTATTCTATCAATGGTAACTTTAAATATGAAAATTTTAAAAAAGGTGATTATAGAATAGAAATTACCGAAGAAACAGCTTCTTTATTTAAAAAAATAAAAGGTGTGTATACTTTAGTAGAAAAAGTAAATATACCTACATATGATGAGTTTATATTCTGCAATCTATATTTTAAATTTAAAAAATTTGAGTTTCCGAACAAACCTTATTCTTTTGATTTGACAGCTAAAGACGCTTATGTTTTTAAACAAACTATAGATAGAAGAAATAAAGTTTTTGAATTACCTAATAATAATCAAATTATAGAAAACATTATAAATGATTCTTCTTCTAAAATTAAAATAAAACATCAACCATATTTTGATGGAAGAAGCATAGTGTTTGAAAATTATTTTGATTGGAATTTAAAAAGGTTTTTATTTGGTAATTTAATGGTAGATATTTCAAATTCATCTGTTGTTGAATTGAAGGATAATAGATATTATTGTAACACTCAATATGATTTAAAAGATGGTAAACTTTGTGCTAGAGGAAAAGGTAAGGTTGTGTATACTTTAACTGATTCTTTTAAATTTGATTTGATTAATAGTAAAGGATATATAACTAAATTTTGGATAGAAAACCAAAATAAAAAAATATATTTCAAATGCAAAAATGATAAAATAGAAATTTCTGATAATGAAGAAGATTCAGATTTTTATTGTTTTATTCCTAATATAAAAGATTATATATATTATGATTCAAATAGTTTTGGGAATATAACTGTTGACATAAATGATTCGTTGGAGTTAACTAAGCCTTATAACGATAGGCTTATGATTACAGATAAGTTTTACGATATACCTTTATTTTATAAAACATTTATAGAAACTGATGATTTAACAGAAATAAAGATATTTGATCATACTGATAAAGAAATAGTTAAATATATTACTAAGAAATTTAAAAATGGATATATTTATTACTTTCATGCTGAGAAAGATAAGAAATATTATTATAATACTAAAGATGCAAAATATAATTATTTTACTCCTCTTGACTCTTATCAAAATATAGATTTTGATTATTATTTTGATGATACTTGTTACATTACTTTAAATGAATCAACAACTTTTAATACTATTACATTAAAGAGTCATAAGAACATTATAGAAAACTTTGATTTAGAATTATTTATATATAACGAAAACGACGAAACAACCAATAAGATTACTTTTAATACTAAAGATTTAAATACTAAATTTGAATTAGATTTGAATGTAAGTAAATTTTACTTAAAGGTAAATCATCCTAATTATAAAGCAGATGATTTTTATATTACAGAAGATTCTAATAAATCATTAATAATTGATGGAAATATAACATTTTTTAAAGAAGATAGAAATAGTATAGTCTATATATCTAATAAAAATCAAGAAATATATTTTGATTTTATAGATTTTAGTTCTCTTCAAATAAATACTTATTATGATTTATCTTATAATGGAAAATTAATTAAAAGTAATAAAAGAGGACTACTAACAATATTTTCTATGAATCCAAACGAAATAGCATTACTTCCTTGTAATAACTTATCAGATTATATTGAATCTCCAATGTTCAAAGTTATATCTTTAGGTTCAGATGAAAATTCTTTCTATACAAGAAACTTTAAAGATCCTGGAAATAATTATTCTTACAATAGTATTTCTCCTAAAAATATAGCTAACTATTCTTCAAAAAAATTTACAATGTCTAAAAAAACAGAGGTGTTAGATGAACAACGAAATTAATCAATTTAAAGTTCAAGCCAACGATCCATATTTTACTGCTAATAAATGGAATGAAACTTTAGATTATTCTATTAATTTTGAAAAAATGATAAAAAATATATTAGGTCCAAAATTTAAAGGAATATATAAAGTAAGCAATCAATATGATAAATATGATTATGTTTGGTATGATGATTCTATTTATCAAATAATAGGAACATCTAACGCTACTATGAATATATCTAATTCATATGGATTGACAAATGTTTATAAATATAAAGATGGATTATTAGGTTTAAATCAAAGAAAAGAAATTGTATATTATACAAATAAAGAAAATATTATTATAAATAATTCTTTTGATCAGTTTTGCTTAGATTATATTTCTGGAGAATGTTATGGAGTTAAAAATAATAGAATATATCATATAGATCTTAAAACAAAAGAAGTTAAACTATTCAATCTTTTATTTGGAGAAGAAATACAAATAGAAAAGATATTATGTGATGAAATGTATGTATATATTAAATCTAAAAACAAAATATATAGAAGTGTTTACTCTGACTCAGAAAGTACTTTCATTGATGTTGTTGCTACTAGAAATCAAATAGTTGACTTTGATATTTCTAACAATTATATTTTCTTTGTAGATTTAATAGATGGAGTTCATGTTATTAATAAAGTTCCAAATGGTCAATATGCAAAAAGCATAAACGTTGGAATAGATATTACTACTGATGTAAGAATTTGTACAATAAATGATAATACGTTTGCTTTATATGATGGAAGAAATAATATATTTACTTATTTTGATAATGGAAGTGGAATATTTAATTTAGAAAGTACAGTAGTTAATTATGATGGTTTTAATAAAGGTATAAGTTCTTTAACTAAAAATTCACATAATATATTAGCTGTTTCTTTAAATAATAGTATAGTTTCTATTCCTTCTATTAAATACTCAATAGTAAAAGTTGATATTAAACATGTGTTTAGCAAAAACTCAAATATAGATTTAGATCATTCTACTGTTGCTTGTTATCTTCCATATAAAGATGGGTATTATACTCATAAAGGATATAACTATTTAAAACAAGATGAATGTAATTTCGAATTATCAAATCTATTACCAACTGTTTCCAACAATTCTCAAATTACTTTTGATTTCAATTCTGTTCCTTACTATAAAACAATAATGTTAAAACTAAAAACTAGCTCTAATGGAAAAAATATTGGTACTTTGTTTTATAATAATGCCTCTTATCAAATTAAACTTCCAGAGTTTCAAGGAAATGAAATAACAGTATTTTTAGAATATTCAAAAGATAAAATTATTGCTACATACATAACTAAAGATAAAATAATAGAAGATTTAGAATTAAAAAGTTCAAACATTAGTAAATCTAATATACTTCAAATAAAATCAGAATATGCAACTTCTATTTCTGAGGTAATTTTATTTATGCCAGAATTAGAAATGGATTATAAAGATTATCTATCTAATAATACTATTGTTCCTATAAAAGATGTTATTGCTAATCCTGTTCCTTATTCTAAAGTTCACTTAGACAACAATGGAAATCTTCCTATTAAATTAAAGAATAGTAGTTTATTAAAAGAAAATGAAGGTTTATCTGTAAATATATCTAATGATTATAGAATTAATAATGGAGAAATTGCTTTTTCTACTGCTGGAGCAAACGCTTTATATGAAAAAATAATTAAAGTTGTAAATGAAACATTAGGAGAATTTTCAGGTGTTTCTCATACACACGAATTTGCTGAATTAAAAAATGTTCCCATTGCTACACAAAGCAATAAAGGAATTGTTTCTCTTGCCTATTCAGTTTCTGATTCTAATAATACTGCTATTACCCCCTTAGCAGTTAAGAGTTTTGGTGATGCATTAGCATTAAAAAATCATGTTCATGATTTTTATGATTTAAATGGAATACCTAATGCTACAACTGGAGTAAAAGGAATAGTTAAATTACAAAATTCTATTAATTCTGAAACTGGTACAGCTTGTACACCTAGTGCGGTTAATACTAAATTAGGAGAATATCTTCACAAATCTTCTGGTGGGACTATTGGTGGTACTTTAAACACTAATAACTTAACTGCTAATAGCTTTAGTTTAGGTGGATGGAAGATTGAAGTGGTGAGAGTATAATGGCTGATAAACTTAGCATACAAGGAACTAAATATGATTTAATAGATCGTAAACCATCAACAGCGTTTTGTTTAAAAGTTGGAAATCAGTATGCTGTTTTAACTCCTAATAAACCTGCTAAAAGTGGTTATACTTTAAAAGCCACTCAAGGTTCTACAGTTGTATATTTAAACGATCCTATAAAACCTATGTCTAAAATAGTAATGAAAAGACAAATTCATAGAGACAAAGGTAACTGGTGGTCTTGGGCTAAATTTTATAATAATAGCAATCAATTAATATGCACTGTAAGTTTATGGAGTGGTTGGGGAACTGCAGAGGGTAAAATTGATACTTCTTTATCTGACCAATCTATAAGAAGATGTCATTTATATTATTATCAAGACACAAGGAGCGATGGTTGGTGTAGTATTGATTGTAGCGTAGTAGATGTAGAAGGACAATCTCATAAGCTTTTCTATGGAAGAGGGTTCAAAAATCATGGGCATGGAGATAATATTTATTTAGGAGTAGGGCAAAGTCACAACTGGAAAATCAGTGAAAGTCATTTTCCTATGGAATTAAGATATTAAAAAGGAGAAAATATGCAAATAAAAGTTATAAAGAATAATGACGAATATTATGCAGTAGTTAGTGGTTATTATACTAATCTACATAGATATGATGTTATTAAGTCTTGGGATAAAAATTCCGCATGCGGAGAAATTATAAATCATAATTTACTTAATAACCCTATTAACCTTATAGATTCTCCTTTTAATATGCTTACTTTTTCTATCCCTTTAGACCCAATAACTAATCCAGAACATTACTATACTATTCTTTTAACAGATAAAGATGGTATGGAATATCCATTTCATATAGATATAAATAAGTTTTACAATTTAAAAGAAGGAGAAAAGGTTTATTATCATAATTTAATTGATTTTAAACTATTGAATAATCCTTTACATAAATATGATTTCTATATAATAGGAAACTATGATGATAGACATAAGATAACTTTAGTTGATATAGAATCACCTACAAGATTCTTATTTACTATTAATGAAGGACCTAAATATATTAGTGAGATATATTATATGTCAATATATTTAAACGATGTAGAAGTGTATAGACAAAAAACTGCATTAGAATTAAATGATTCTATTCAATTCGCTTTATCTATGGAAGATTATGGTGAATATGCAAAATGTGTTTTATATCCTAAACTTCCATATAAAATTCTTCAGGAAGTTAAAGTTTTTTATAATGATAAAGAAATAGCTTATTGCAAAAAGGATAAAGATGTCATTAGAAAATTAGAATTCTTTATTCCTACCATTTCTTACTTTGATACTTATTTATTTAAATTAGAATATGTGGTAAAAGAAGATACTGTTGGAGACATTTGTTACACTAGAACACAGCTATTGGAAAAAGGATTAAATAATAGTGTAATTGAGATTTATGATTTTAAAGATAAATATGATTCAGAAACAGATTCTTTAAAATTGTTTTTTAAAAACAAAAGTAATGAAAATCTTGAATATAAGGTATTAATAAACAACAAAGAAGAATTATTTACAAAAAATAATAATTTTGAAATAGTTAATTTTTCTTCTATTAACAATAAAGATCAAAATGTAAATATAAAGATATACTGCAATAAATATAACTATTATGTTAAAATTTTTGAAACTAATGTTAAAAATTATCCTTTCTTATATTCATCATTTGATTTTATTCCTAAAATAGATTATACAGAAGCAATGAACAGTAATGAAATGTTTTCTACAATTAAATGGACTACTCCTGGTTATGAATGTTATTCTAAAGTAAAATTAAATGTTAAATTTGTTGATTATTTCTTTAATGAGTATTTAAATCCTTGGGAAAATCCAAAAATATTTTATAATAATGGAGAATATTTTGATACAACTTATCCTGATTATTCAGAAAAGTTTCAATATGATTTTGATGAAAAAGGTGAGTTTTTAGAAGGTTATTGTACTAATGCTTCATTAACATTTGATAGTTCTGTTCAAGAATTTATATTTTCTTCCACTAATTCAATTAATATCCCTTTGTGGTATAGACCAAACAATAATCCTTATTCTGTTACTGTAGAAATATATGATAAGTACCATAAACTAAGAGGGACAAACACAATTGAGTTTTCACCTAAACATGAACAACAAAATATTCCATTATCTTCAATTAGATTAGTAAGGAATCAAGAAATGCAATTTGGAGAAAGTGGTACTGTAGGAGAATTTTATAAGATAGATAAACCTACTCCTTGGGATTGTAGAAGTTGTTATCATCCTGATAACAAAACATTTACTGGAATAGCATTATCAGACTATTCAAATGTTGATTCTAACAATATCTCCTTATATTATTACATGAGATCTAATTTGGATGAGCCTTTAGAAATAATGATAAGAAGAACAAGTAACTTTATTAAAATAGAATATTCTATTAAATATAAAGAAAATTATGTTCTTGAACCTACATCATTCAATATGCAAGGAAATGAATTTGATAAAAATAAAATTACTATTCCGAGAAATATATTAACAAACGAAGGGGAGTATGTTTTGAATATTAAAACTTTTAATGCTACTGGAGTTAGTTCTAATAACAGAGAAATTAAATTCTTTGTTTATAATTCAAAACCAGAAACTCCAGAAATAGAAATAAATAAAGAAGATTATAGAATAGAAGATGGAAACATCTTAGTAACAAAAAAGTATTTAAACATTGAAATAACAAACAATAAAAGAAGTGAATTATATTCTGGATGGAACTATAAAGAAGCTCACTTTTATTTTAGACCTATAAAAAGCGTTTATAATAGTTATCCAGATTATGTAATACAATCTGATAAAGAGAATGGAACAATTAGTTTTAAAAATAATGTTGCTATGGAAAACGGAGAGTATGAGTGTAAGATTATAGCTTATGATAATAGTGGTAACGCTTCTGATCCATATATATTTACATTTACTTTATTATCAGAAATGGTTGTTATTCCAGAATATCTTTTTACAAATAAGCCTTATATTCCTATGAAATGGAAAATAAAAAAGATCCAAGATTCAGATGGATTCTATTATCAATTTAAACATTCTAAAGATGGAATAAAATATGAATATACAACTTCTATAAAACATCCTAGTCCTTTTTATGTTGATTCAAATGATTCTGAATATGAAGAATTAACACTTGAATGGCTAAAGGAAGATGGAATTAGTGATGTTTATAAAGAAGGATTTTATAATCTTGTAGTTTATGAATATAGTTTTAGACATCCTGATGGATTAAAAGATTATAAATTTGAATCTCCTACTGTAGAATTAAATACAGTTTCTAATCCATCTAACTCTATTACTTGTAAAGAAATAGAAAACAAAGTAGCTATAATTAATCCTAAAAGTTATGATGAATATGCTTATGCTAAAGATTTAAATGATTTAGTGTTTGAAACTATTCACAGTGAAGCAATAGTTGAAGATAAAGTAGGTCAACATTATAAAATCATATTAATAGACCCTTCAGGAAATGAATATTATAATGATTTACCATTGCCTACAGAAGTCGGAATTTATATTTTTGATAAAATAGCTGATAAATGCAAAGTAGATGTTCAACAAGAAGGTATATGGGAACTTAGATTTATTACTATAGATAAATTTGGAAATGATAATGCTTATAAAGGATATTTTAGTTATTATATTACTTTAGTTAAAAGAAATCCTGTTATTACATCTATGATACCTACTAACAATAATGGATTAGAATATTTCAGTTTAAATTCTACTAATATAGGTTATAGTGTTTATACAAATTGTTATGATGATATAGTTAATTTTGAACAACATATTGATAAATTCAAAATTAATAAATTTGTTGTAAATTTCCTTTCTACTCCTTTAAATTCTCAATATAAAATAACTTTATTTAAAAATTCAAATAATGTAATAAACGTAATGGATTCTCTTACTGAAAGTGAAAAAGAAACCCATATAAAAGATGGTAGATACTTATTCACAATATCAGCAGTTGATCCTTTAAATAGACATAGTGATCCTTTAGAAAAAGTATTTTTTATAGATACAGAAATAAATGGAACAGTTTATTTTTTAAACCCTTCTAAATTTATTTCTAAAACAGTAGACATAGTAGCATCTGTTACTTCTGATATAAATAAAGTTTATTATAAATTTTTTAATATAGAAGATTTAGAAAATTATGATTTTTCAAAAGATAATTATAAATTATGGGAAAATAAAACTATTCAAGAAATTCAATATAATAGTAGTACATTTGATGGATTTAAAATAGAAGGTAAAACATTTGAAACGGATGGTTATAAAGTCTTAGCTTACGTTATAGAGGAAATAAGTTCTAATATATCAGCAGTTAGATTTTATAAATTCTTTTTAAACACTTCTGTTAGATTGGCTCCTATATTTGATTTTTCCAATAAAGTTTATTTTACATATGGAGATCCATCTATAAGAATTAGTTGGATGTCTAGTAGTGATGAAATAGTTAAGTATTATGTTAAATTAGACAAAATAGAATTTGATAATATTGGTAATTTTGAAGTTGTAAAAAGTTATAATATAGCAACTGCTAGTAATGGCTTATTAGTTCCTGTAGGTCCTAATGAAAACTTTTATATGGATATTGGAGAAGCTAAAGAATTAGAAATAGTTGTAAATGATAATATAAATAACTTTTTAGTTACAGGACAATATAGATTATCTGTTAGAGCAGAATCTATTTATGGAACTTTTGAAGCAAATGATTATTTTTTCCAAATAGATAGAAATATTCCTGACAATATATCTGATAATATTTTAGACAACAATATAACACTTAATTCAAATAAGATTTCTTGGAAATTTATGTATAATGCTTCTTATTATGAAATAAGTTATGATAATATTAACTTCTTAAAAACTTATAATACATTCTTTTATTTAGATTATAATAAGTTAAATAAAGAAGATGAAAAGTATTACATTTATCTTAGATATAGGACTAGAAGTGGAATTTATACTGAAAGTGAAAAAATTCAAATTTTAGTTGATGTTGAAAAACTTAAAACTCCACATATTGAATTTTTTAATGGACAAACAGTTGTTCCAGAAAACAATATACTTAAATGGAAAGTTACAGTAGAAGATCCTGCTAAAGCAAAATATATCTATTATAGTTTTGATAAAGAAAAATGGAATATAGCTTTAATTAAAGGTAGAATAAATTCTATAACAAATTCTGAAATTCAATTACCTATACCAGATAATACATATGATATATTTGTTATGACAACTACTGATAATCCATCAGACAATCCTTATTGTAATAAAAGCGAATTAGTTCATTCTTATGTAAAAATATTTTCAGAAGATATTCCGAAACCTATATTTGCTAATCTTATAAAAGGAAAAAATATAGTTGAACCAACTCCTTTGAAAATAATAAATAAAATCCCTGATGTTGATTATTTTATTTATGTAGATGGCATTAAAGTTCAAGAAGGATATGAGTTAAGTAGTTCTACTTTAAAAAGATTCAATATAGTTGTAAAAGCTAAAAAACATGGAATAGATAAAATATTCGAATTAATAAAAGAAGATGAAGATTATCATATTGTAAGTTTAACTTCTAATCAATATACAATCATGGTAAAAGATGAGAAAGTATTATGCAACATAGATGCAAGTAATAATCTTTTAGAAATAGCTTCTATGCCAGAAAAAAGAGAAAATGAAGTTATTTTGTACAGAGAACAAAATTCTTATGATAATTGGAATATTCTAAGAATTTCAGATAAATTATCTATGAGAAAACAATGGGAATTTTCTATTTCCACTTTTGAAGTTAAATAATAATGAGAGGAGTATTTCTCCTCTCTGTTTTTAAAGGGAGGTGTTTTTTTGCATACAACAGATGATTTCTTGTTATTCAAAACCGATGAAGAAAAAACAAAAATAAGATCTGCTCTAACAAATAAACAATTAAAGTTAGATAACTTAACTATAGAAGATTTAATCAACACTTTAAGTTGTGCTAAAAATAATTTAAATGAAGAATTAAGAATAGTTCTTAATTATAAAATAGATCCATATAATGTTAATATATATACTTCTATTATCGAAGCTAAAAATAATCATATAGATAATTTGATTAATCTATATAACAATTCTAACACTTATAACAAAATTAAATTTAAAGATAATGTTATAAACTTTTCCACTATTACAACAATAGAAAAAATTAAATTAGAAATAGAAGGATTTGATTATAGCATTCCTTTAGAATTTAATTTAATATTTTATACTTATGATGGAGAAATTATTAAAAAGGAAATTCTTCCATATGATTATGATGGATTATACAATGAGTATTTTGTAATAGATGAAAAGAATCAAAGTATTTTCCCAGTTGCTAATAAAAACAATATATACATTTATTCATGCACTTATAATAACAATAGATTTGAAATAGGTAATGAATTAATTGAACTGAAAAAGAATGTTGATTATAGCTTTGATTTTAACGGATATTTAATATTTGATAAAGATAGAATTCATCATAAAGAAATATTAGTTAAATATCAGCCAAACCAAAACTCTTTTGAATTAAACATTAATAAAAGATGTAAAAAAATAGAGCTTGAAGTGATTAATGATAAGTTAAATATCCAAGATAAATTTACCAAAGAGTTGGTGTTGTTTGATGTATAAAGATAAAATGAACATAGAATTACAATCTATTAATGATTTAATTGTCAAAATCAAAGAAAAAAATATTTCTATAGAAAAACTTTTAAAAGAAAATGAAAGTAAAAAGAACAGAAACTATGAAGAATATAATAAAAGAGTTGCATTACTTGACAAAAAAATAAGTTCAATTAAACTGTTAAGTGACAACAAAAATTTTAAATTTATTTCTCATTTAGATTTTATAGATGATAGAAATATTTCTGAACTAAAAGAATTTGAAAGGGTAAATGATTTGGGTTGCTTAACCAAATCAGTTGTTAATAAGCAAGACATAAGGTATTCTAAAAAAATATTAGATATTTCTAAAAAGAAAATGACTTATTTTTTTAATGAACCAACTGTTAGTAATGCAATAAACTATTCTTTCTATGCTTTAGAAACAGGATTGCCAATAACTCCTACATCAGTAGAAGTTGTATATAGAGATAACATTGATAATCTATTTGAACCACATTTTAGATTTTACAATAGAAATAATTCTACAAACTTTGAAAATTTCTTTCTATATGAACCTAAAAAAATTTCAAAAGTTATATTCAATTTTGATAAAGAGATAAATTCAAATAATGATTTATGTAAATTATATACATTACAATATTCTATGGAGGAAGATAATTATATTCTTTTAAATATAGAAAATACATATAATCTTTCTGGAATGAACATTTTTAAAAGAGTAAATGATATAACTGTACCTTTAATATTTGAATATTCAGAAGATAACGTTAATTTTAATCCTATAGAATTTAAAGGCAATGAAGGAAGTATTAGTCTTGAAAAATCAGGAAACTTTACTTTAAAAATATATGCAGATAATGATGCAATAGAATTAAAAGATACTTATGAATTAGATTCTTCAGAACTATATTCTTCTGACATTAAATCATCTTTTGGAAAATATCACATAAAAGAAGAATCTGTAGAATTTCTTAACGATATAGAAATAACTTTGCCTCTTAGCACTTATAAGAAAATAAAAGAAGATATTTCAAAATTAAATGATATAAAAATCAATGATGTAATAGAAGAAAATAATGGCATATATAAAATAAAAAATTCTTATATTAAATATATAACTGAAACTTCTCCAGAAATAGATAATTTAAAATATATTGACGACATAATAGCTATAGAAACTTCTCTTGAATATTTTAATTTTTATATTGATACAGTTAATAAAATAGTTTACGCTTCATCTTTTATAGATAACTATCCTTTTTTCCTTTCTTTTAATTTTAAGAAATCTGTAGAACAAATTTCTAAACACTACTATACTCCAATCATTTTTGAAATTTCACTAAAAGGATAAGCTAATGATAGAAAAATTTAAAAAATTTAAAAAAGGAATGAGAAACTCTAATGAGTTTTTTGAAAATACAAGCATATATAATAATAAACTTTTTGGATTAGAAGATTATTATTCAAGATCTTATTTATCTGGTAATTACACAATTCCAATAACTACTATAAATGAATGTTTTTATGAGTTATCAGAATTAAATTCAAAATATAAGTTTATATATGGTTATTTAGAAGGTATAGAAAAAATAATAAAAGATGAAAACACAAAACTTGATGAAGAATATTTCAAGCTTCAAAATGTATCTGTTAGAGGAGATTCTTTCTTAAAAATGTTTTCTATGCCAGATCATTATAATAATATCATCAATTATGACATTGTATATATGAAAAATCTTCAAATAACTTCTGACAATGTAATAAAAACAAACGATTCATTGCAAGAATTAAAATTCTATTTAACTTATATAGATAAACATTCTTTCTTTATAGAATTAGATCAATTATATTCTATACAAGATATATTTTTAGAATTTTATAATGAATTTAAAATATCTATATTTGGTGTAAAAGAAGATGAAACTATGGAAAATATATTTAGTAATGTATCTACTAATACAAAAATATTTACTAACACCAATGAAAGTAAATACAAAAGAATATTTGTTACAGGTGTAGGTGATATAAATAACTACATTAAACAAATAAAGGTTTATAGTTATCAAAAGAATTTAAACAGTTTAGTAAATGGATTCATCATATATAGATTAAAAGACATAGAAAATATAAATGAATTTGTTGTTGTTTCTGATAGTAAAACTGAATTATATCAATTTACTGAATCTCAATATAAAGAAATTTTAACAATGATAAATGATGAACAAAAAGTGATTGAAAAATTCTTTAATGAAGAATTTAGATTAATCAAAAATAAAAAGAAAATATTAGATAAAAATAAAAATTTCATAATAGATTTTTTTAATATAAAACAAAACAATAGTAACTTATTAACATTTTATGGAAAGGAGAGGTAACCATTGTACATTAATTTTGAAGAAATAAGAAAGCAAAATATAGATAAAGATACTTTAATAAATATAATTGAAGTAATTTATCAAGAGTTAAAAGCTAATAAATATCCAAATATAAAGATAAATGAGCTTTGTAAATTAGAAGAATTAAGTACTTATTCTTATAAATTGCATTTAAATAATGTACCAGTATCTATAAATGATATTTTTATTGTTACAGATTCTGGAATAGTTATTCCTCCTAACAATATTTCAGATATTGAAAAAAATATAATTACTATTAATAATAAAAATATTAAAAAAACAGATGATATTTTTGTTACATATAAATATTAATTGGAGGGAATATGTCAACGTTAAATTCAGAATATACCCAATTAATTAATCAATTCAAAATAGAAGTTAATAATATTACTTCTGAAACCTTGCATAAACTAGAAAATGTAATAAATAATGTTACTATTGACGATTTTGAAAATAAAGTAAATGCAATTTTAAATGAAACTCAAAATTCTTTAATAGATAAACAAAAAGAATTCTATGATTCTGTAGATTCTATGTCTACAGATGTTTCTTCAGAAATAGAATCTGTAAAAGAAATTATAGAGCAAAAGAAACAAGAAGCTTTAGCACAGTTAAATAAAAGTGAAAATTCTGCAATTACTAGATTAGAAGAAACATATGATATTGGAGTAGCTACAATATTATCTGCTGAAAAAACCGCTTTATATAACTTAGGTATATTAACTGATAAATTAATAGAAAAGTTAAAAGAAACTGCTGATAGTGTTGATATTACAATTAAAAATAAGCTAAAAGAAGCTTTAAGAGAGATAGAAGAATATTCTAATTCTTTAAAAGAAGAAATTAAAGAAACAGAAATTCAAATCAAGGAAAATATTAAAGCAGAAGCTTTAAAGTTAGTTGCTGAAGCTTATAGAGAATTAGAAAATATTAAAGTAGATATGAAAAACTTTGCAGCTCTGTTAAAGAAAGAAATGACAGAACACAAAGATTTAATGCTTGAAGAAATTCGCCAAGATAAAGAAAAGTTCTTTATTGAAATGGATAGGGAACAAAATAGAATCTTAGAAGTTCTTCGTTTAAAAGAATATGAAATATCTACTAATTTAAACAAAAAAGAACAAGCTATTATATCTAACATAGCAATGGTTGTTGCAGGATATGATAGAGAATTAGAAGTTTTAAAGCAAGCTAAATTAAATGAATTTATAGATGCTCTTGAATTAATAGTAGATAAGACTATTAAAGATGCTGTAAATAATGCAGAAGAATTATTTAAATCACAAGTTGATAGAATCATCAAAGAAATAGAAGATACTATTATGGATGATACTGTGGACGCAGTAAGAAAATTATTAGATGAATTTTCAGAACAAAGATACGAAATTGTTCTTCCTGCTGGAAAAAATACAATAGAATTGCCAAAAGGCGATTTTACTATTACTAATAGATTAAAGCTATATTTAGATGGAATACTTCAAGTAAGAGAAAAACATTATACTGTTGATCCTCTACATAGAATTATTACTTTGAAAAGAAGTTTCCCTGACGATATAGATGTAATAGTAACAGAGGATATTCCTGATGAAAGTATTCAAACTCAAATAGAAGGCGGATTACAACAACTTCAAACTAAAACTGAAGAATCTTTAAAAGAGATTGATGATTTAAAAAATAGTTCTATTGAAGAAATAGATAATTTAAGACAAAATTCTCTAAGTCAAATAAATTCTTCTAAAGAACAATCTTTAAATGAAATAACAAACACTAAAGATGAATCTATCCAAGAAGTAATTCAAACAAAAAATGAATCTATAGATGAGATTACAAATAAATTACCTGAATGGATAGAAGAAACTAGATTGGAGATAGATAAAATTTCTAAATTCTATAAAGAAGATTTTGAAAAATATATTGAGCAATGGAGAGAAGGAGTTTATTCTACTCAAGTAAAAGAAAACCAATCTATTATTATAGTTCCACCTTTAGAATTAGTTTTAAATAGATCTGCAAAAGTTTATTTTGACGGAATCCTTCAAACATTAAATACTCATTATACAGTAGACTTTTTAACCAATTCAATAACAATTTTAAATCCATTTTCATATCCTATTGATATTCTAATTTTACAAAACATTCCTGTAACAAATTTACCTAAAAGAGAAGCTACAGATAAAGAAATAGATGATTTATTCTTAGATCCTTATAGATTAGGTACAGATAAAGACATAGATGGTTTATATGAAATGAAAGCGGCAACTGATCAAGATGTCGATTCATTATTTAATAAATAATAAATAAAAGGAGAAACTAAATGTCAAAACAAGTTAAAGAAGTTCAAGTTGAAGAAAACGTTTGGGTAACACTTAAAAATCTTCAAAGATATAAAACTCAATCAGATGCTCAACTTAGTGAAAAAATAACAGAAATTGATTCTAAAATCGAAAACAATACTGCAAGAGTTTTTACTGCTGATAAAGCTGATTTAAGTAAAGCTGATTCTGCTGTAATTCAAGAATACTTTGTTGCTCATTCAGACATTGAACCTAGAAAAGGAGATGTGTTCTTAATCTCTACTATTGTAGATCAAAAAGTATATGAACAATCTTCTTATACTTATGGAGAAACTGATTGGGAAGCTATTACTGGTAATGTAGATGCAGATAAAGTTATTTTAAGAGAAGACTTTATTGGTGCTGGAAACTGGGCTCAAATTGGAAACTATACTAAATCTCAAAATGGTACAGTAACAATTCCTGCAAAAGGATTATCTGTAAAAGCATTTTTAGAAGGAATGGTTTCTAAAGAAGAACAACCTAGAATTACTGCTAATCCTGCAGTTTCTGGTTTTGCACTATCAGGAGCAGGAGCTGTAGAAGTTGGAACTAAAGTTGAAACTGCTACTTTTGGAACAGCTCAACTTTCCGCTGGTTCTTACACTTATGGCCCTGCTACTGGAATAGTTGCTACTTCTTACAAAGTAGATAGAATCGCTCAACCTACTACATTTAATAAAGAAAATGTTGCTACAACAGCAAACGGAACAGATAACAACGATGGAGCTGGATTTATTATTGGAGACGGAGCAGAAGCAAATACTGTCACTTCATTAAAATATAAAGTTACTGTTGATCACGGAGACGGTGCTGTAGCTATAACTAACCTTGAAAATCCTTCTGAACCAGAAGTTAAAATTGCCGCTGGAAGCAAAACTCAAGAAACTTCTGCTTATACAGGATATAGAAATTTCTTCTATGGTGCTACTGCTGAAAAGCCTGAAGTTGATTCAGCTTATGTAAGAGGATTAACTAAATCTAACGGAGCTTATTCTGCTAGAACAATAACAATTAATGTTGCTCCTGGAACTCAAAGAGTTGCTATTGCTTGTATAGCTGGAAAAACTGGAGTAACAAGAGTAATAAATGAAACAGCTCTTAATGCTGATGTTACTGGAACATTTGTTAAATCTACTGTAAATGTAGAAGGTGCTAATGGATATACTGCTAAAGAATATAATATTTGGACATTTGAACCTGCAGAACCATATGGAAAAGCTGCAGTTTTAAAAGTAACATTAGGTTAATAGGAGGATTTTTAAATAATGGTTAAACAATTAAGAGAAATTTCTGACACAATCATAAAAAATCAAACATATATGGAATTCCCTCTACAAATAAAAAGACAATACGGAGCTCCACTTGATGGCAATGAAATTTGGTACGATCTTGAAGCGTTAAAAGAATTTGCTAAAAGTGGTGCTACAAAATATATTGGGGAAACTGTTAAATTTATTGATGAAAATCAAAAGACAGTTACTTCTTATGAAATTGGATTCGGAGGAGTTTTAATTCAAAAAGGTTCTGCTGAACATACACATGCTCCTTCTGAAATCATAGAAACTGCAGAAAAAAGATTCGTTTCTGATGCTGAAAAAACTAGATGGAACGATACTTATACTAAAGCTCAAACAGATGAAAAATTAAAAACTGCCGTTGGTGGTTTAGCATTCAAAGGAACATTTGAAACTCTTGCTGATTTACCATCTGCTGAAGAAGCTCAAGATGGTTGGTTTGCAATAGTTGTAAATGAACCTACTGCAAAAGGTAAAAATATTCTTGTAATATTTGAATCAACTACTAAAGAATGGAAAGAATTAGGAGATTTATTAGTACCAGGTGTTGCTACAGAATCTGTAGACGGACTAATGGGAAAAGACATGGTAAAAGCTCTTAATAAAGCTGGTGTAGATATTGCTGGATTAAAAGATGGTTCTTTACTTCCTAAAGCAAGCAGTACTCAAATTGGAGCTGTTAAAATTGGTGCTAATATCCAAGTTGCAGAAGATGGAACAATTAGTACTCACGCTCCTTATGTTCACCCTGAAACTCATGCTGCAACAATGATTGTTGAAGATGAATCTCATAGATTTGTTTCTGATGCAGATAAAGCTGTTTATGCAGATAAATATACTAAAGCAGAAGCTGATGGTAAAGTTACTGAAGCTATTACTGCATATGAAGAAAAAGTTACTACTGCATATAAAGCTGCAGATAAAATCATAGATGATAAAGTAGCTGCTATGGATGCTGCATACAAAGCAGCTGATACAACAATAAATGAAAGAATAGATACTTTATCTCAAACTCAATCTACAGACAAGGCTGCTTTGGACGCACAAATCAAAGCTGTAGATGCTAAATTTGTAGCTGCATCAGATGCTCAAATAGATGCTCTTTTCAATCCAGTAATTTAATTAAATAAGGTGATAACAAATAATGGCTTGGATAAATCTTTTGAATCTTGGACGTTATCACGAAAAAATTAAAGCTTGGATAGAAGAAAATAAATATGTTCATCCATTCAGTCATCCAGCCACAATGATAGTCCAAGATAATTTAAATCAATTCGTTACAAAAGACGAAAAGACAACATGGAATAAAAAATTAGATGCAGATGCTAATGCAGTATCTGCATCTAAATTATTAACTCCAGTTAAAATAAATAATGTTCCTTTTGATGGTACTAACGATATTACAATTTCAACAAATATTTCTATTAGTATAATAGAAATGGAATTACCTAAAGAACAAGATACTATTTCTATAGAAAATATGTCTACATTGTTTTCTAATAATAATAAAATATGGTTATTTGTAGACGGAATAAAATTAGTTCATCAAAAACATTTTACAATTAATATAGAAGAAAATAATATAATATTAAATCAAACTTATACTTCACCTGTTAATGTTGAAGTAATATTTTTTTAAAAAAGTAGGTGAAAATAAAAATTGATTTTACAAAATAAAAGAGATAGAGAATCTTGGGTAAGAGAAAAAACTATAGAATCTTTAAAAGCCAATACCTACTTGTTAGAAAATGATATTGTTCTAGTTGCTGAAACAAACAACTTTTATAAAGTCGTAAGTGAAGTTACTGATATTCCTCTTCAAAAAGAATTATATGCAAAAGTAATGACTAGCGATATAGTTGGTAATTCAACAAGTGCTGATAAATTAAAAACTCCTAGAACAATTAGTTTAACAGGTGATGTATCTGGTTCAACAAATTTTGATGGTTCTGTAAATGTTTCTATTAACTCAACTGTTGCTAATGACTCTCACACTCATTCAAATAGCACAATTACATCATTAGATGCCAGCAAAATAACTAGTGGTACTATTGATATCGCCAGATTACCTGCTGGAGCATTGGAAAGATGTATTGTTGTAGCTGATGATGCTGAAAGATTCAAATTAACTTCTTCTCAAGTTCAACAAGGTGATACTGTTAAAGTAACTGCTACAAATAAAATGTATTTTGTTACTGATGTATCTAAGTTAAATGTAGAAGATGGATATGTTGTATATACTGCAGGAAGTGCAACAGAAGTTCCTTGGAGTGGAGTTACTGGAAAACCAAATAACTATCCTCCTAGTTCTCACACTCACACTAAAGGACAAATTACTGATTTTCCAACTTCTCTAAAGAATCCTACTGCTATTACAATTCAAGCAAATGGAACTTCTTTAGGTTCTTATGATGGTAGTTCTGCTAAAACATTTAATATTACTGCAAGTAATGTTGGAGCTTATACAAAAGAAGAAACAAATAATTTATTAAATAATAAAGTTGATAAAGTTACATCTATTAATGTAGGAAACGGATTAATAGGTGGAGGAACTTTAGAGTCTAACGTTTCAATAAATATGGATTATGCTTCTAGTTTAGAAATCGAAGAATTATTAAATAATAATCTTATAAAAGAAGTTCTTGAATTAGCAACAGAACAAGATATTAGAAATTTATTTGTAGGAACAAAATTAGAATCATCACCTACTTATAATCTTTTAAGTCTTTCAACTGATGAAAGTAAAGTTGTTAATATGAGATTGCTAAGTTTATTTAATGATTTACTTTTACAAAGAGTTAAAGATAATGTTAACGTAATGATTGGTCCTAAAGTTGATTCTAGTTTAAATTTAATTGCAGGAAAAGGATTAGTTGGTGGAGGAACATTAGAAAGTAATGTTACTTTTTCTTTAGATTATGCAACAACTTCAGAAATTGAAGGAATATTAAAATAGGAGGTAAAAAAATGAATGAAATTCAAACAAGAGCTACAGCTATTAGCGAAAAACCTGTAAAAGCAGGAGATTTAGCAGTTGTTAAAAGAAATATATTAGAAAACTCAAGAGAATATGATAAAGGAATGGTTGGAGGATATAGTGGAACTTTTCCTTTGACTACAGCAACAAAAGGCGGAATTTATTTAATGCCTTCTACTGGAAAATTTTATGTATGTGAGACAGATTACAATGGTTCAAATTTGAGCGCTCCTAACTCAAATTTTGTGGAATTATCAGTTTGGAAAAACCATGATAGATTAAGCAATCTAATTAGTATGTCTCGTAAAAAACAAATCATAAACGATTCAGATTTAAATGAATTTAAAAAAGAAGGGTATTATTTTGTAGGTACTCACAAACATAACTGCAAAAATATTCCATCTGAAGCTTCAAAAACTATATTTTATCTTATTGTTTTTGAAAGCTATTATATCTATCAAATGCTTTTATCTGGCAATTCTAAAATATATAGTAGAACGTATAATGCAGATCAAAACCAATGGAATAATTGGATTTGATTAAAGTAAAGCAAGTTTGAAACTTAACAGAATTTTTTTACACTCCAAAAGTTTAAACTTTTACCAAGTGGTTAATTTTTTCACTGCTTTTGACAATGCACTTTATATAATTTAATATTGAAATATAATTTTAATTATATGGAGGTATTAGTATGGAGAATTTTCAATTAACTACAATTCCTTTTCCTATTGATTTAGGTTGTTGTAATCAAAAGAATTATGAATTATATTACCAATATATTAAAAGTGCTATTATTAAAAGTAGCGATACATTAGCTACTACTTATAAGACGTATTATGATAGAATGAAATTATTTTTCCAATATCTGTATAAATATGAAGGCAATCCTTATATTGCAGATCAAAACTTTTTATTTAATTTTACTGATGTGTGGGAACGTTATTCGTATTTTTGTCTGCAAGCTGGTAATTCAAAAGTTACTTTAAATGGAAAACGTACTGCTTGTTTATCTTTCTTTGATTGGTGTGTTAGAAAAAGATATATAACTATTAATCCGTTTATTTATATAGATAAAATTAAAATAACTGATAAAGATAAAGTTAGAAAAAGTTATTTTTTAAATTCACAAGAAATATGGAAGATAAAATATTTTCTTAATGATGGTGAATATATTTATAAAGAAAAAGATAAAAATGATACTAAACTAAGATTTAAAATACAAGATAATATTATATTTAACTTATTATTAGATAGTGGTGCTAGAATATCTGAATTACATAGTTTAAGATTAGACCAATTAGATTTAGATAATATGATGTTTCATGATGTTAGATTGAAAGAAGGATATATAGAACCACTTATCTTTTTTGAAGATACTCGTAAGCTATTAAAAGAATGGATAGAATACAGAGAAAAAAACAATATAGTATCAGATTATTTGTTAATTACAAATTATAAAAATAAAATTAATCAAATGACTAAAGAAACTATTAGAGCTTCTATTAGAAAGATAGGTTTAATAGTCGGAATAAAAGATTTCTATCCTCATAGTGTTAGAAAAACGATTATTAATATTACTGCTCAAGCTGATGAACAACTTGCTTCTAATTTTGCTCATCATTCTGATTTGCAAGTTACAAGAAGACATTATATAAAGAAAAAAACTGCTGATTCTATTAGAAACCAAATGGATTCAATACGTAGTAGAATTGGTTTATAATAAAGGAGGAAATACTTTAAATGATTTTAGTTTATAGTAAAGAAACAGTATCTAAAAAAGCTTTTGACTATAATATTCCTATGGAAGAAGTAGAAATAAGTTTAAATGGTAATGTTTTTATTGATCACCCAGAATTAGATCCTAATAATTATATTGTTATTGAAAGAGATACGCCTTTTGAATATCCTACTTTTAAAAATGGTACTATAGAAGAAATGTCTCTTTATGAAAGATATCAAAATGAATTATATGCTCTTTCTTATAATGAAAAAGAATATAAAGGTAATATTATCACTTTAGAACCTGGACAATACATTGATAAAAACGAATTAGTTACTATTTCTAAACCAGCTGGATTTAAAATTGAATGGAATTGGGAAAGTAATGTATGGGAAGAAAAAGCTTCTAAAGAAGAAATTAAAGAAGAATATTTTAATAGAATTAACAAATATAAAGCTGAAATTCTTCAAGTTGGTTTTGATTTTAATGGTCATCAACAAAAATGTAGAGAAAAAGATTTAGCTCTTTTAGGTAATGCTATTGCAGCAAATGAAGATGCTCAACCATTTGCAACAGTTCCTGTAACACATTGGAGTTTTAATGATGGTGATGTTGTCGAAATGTCTTTGGATGAATTAAAAAAATTAAGAGTAAATGGTGCAACATTTGTACAAACTATATTTACAGTAGAAGCCATTTGTAAACATAAAGAACCAAATATGTTATTCACTAAAGAAAATTTTATTGAAGAAATTAATAAAATTTCTGAAATTAAATGTTTTAAAGATGTCCTATAATTTTTAAAATAATAAAAGAGCATTGGATTAACTCCTTTGCTCTTTTATTTTTATTAATCTAATATAATTAATTCTTTTTCATTTAAAGAATTAAACAACATTAATATTGCAGTTTTTTCTTTATTATCTAATTTTTTCATACTTATAACATATGGTAATTCTAAATTTTTTAGTTTATTTTCTATACCTTTCATTTGAATATATCTATCTTCAACTATTTTTAAAAAAGTATTTAAATTTTCTTTGCTAAATATAAAAAAGCATTCTTTTTCTTCTAAAGAAAATTGAACAATATTATTATCAATTTTATATTTTAATTCTTTTTTTAAAATTTCAAAATGAAAACTATTTTCTCTATTTAAAGTTGCATGCATTGCGAAATCTATTTCATTTATCCAATCGTTTGTTTCTAATATTTCTATTGAAAATAAATGATCTTTTAAATAACTTAAATCAATAAGCTTCAATTTTATCACACCCTTCTAAATATATTTCTTTTATTTTACTGTTTAAACAATACAAAATCAATAGTATTTTTGACAATGTTTTAAAAAACTTAATATAATTAATAATAAACTGTTAGCACAAGGAGGTGCTATTTTTTGATAGATCAACACATAACTGATATAGAATCTTTTGCAAGAGAATCTACAGTTCAAACTATGCAAGAAAACATGTTTCTTAAACATGGTGATACAGTTCTTGTTGCATTAGGAGATGGAGGATATAGTTTTTATAATATAGTTACAGATCCTAATGTAATAGAATTAAATAATGGGTTATTTGCTGTTTTAGAAAAAGATAAAAGAAGATATGATAAAGAAGAAATAGATAGAATAGTTGCTAATCTTAATGATAAAATTCAAAATAGTGAAGAAAACAATCAAATTCATAATCAACTTCAACAGGCAATTCAAGAACTTTCTAATAAACTTTCTGAAAAAGCTGAAAAAATTCATACACACTCTAAATCAGATATTACTGATTTCCCTTTAAATTTACCAAATCCTTTTGCTTTAACTATTGTGAATGGTGTTAATAGAGTTACATATGATGGTTCTGAAACTAGAGAAATAACTATACAAGCTGGAGGATTTGCTCCTGAAGCTCATACTCACAATGCTTCTGATATTATTCAAGATAGAGAACATCAATTAGTTTCTATATCTGAAAAAGATAAATGGAATAGTAAAGCAGATATAAATCATAATCATGACAATAGATATCATACTACAGAAGAAATGAAAACTTTATTAGATGGTAAATCAGATATTTCTCATACTCATCCTGCTACTAATATTAGAGTAGATAATGAAAGAACTTTTATTAGTAATATAGAAAGAGAAAAATGGAATAATAAATCAGATAAAGATCATAGACATCAAACTTTAACTATTCGTAGTGGTATAAATACTGTCGTTTATGATGGTAGTCAATCTAAAGAAATATTTATAGACACTAGTGGATCTGCTCCTACTCAACATAGACATAATGCTAGTGATATTCAAGAAGATACTTCTCATAGATTTGTTACTGATAGTGAAAAATCTGTTTGGAATGATAAAGCTAATAAAATTCATTCTCATAATACTCTTACTATTAATACTGATAATGGCTCTATAGTTTATGATGGAACTACTAATAAATCTATTAATATTTCTAACAATGGCACTACTATTGCACATGATCATAAAGCTACAGATATAATTACTGATGCAGATCATAATTTTGTTACTTCTGCTGAAAAATATACTTGGAATAGCAAAGCGGATGTAAATCATAAACATAATGCATCTAGCATCACTACTGATGATTCTCATCAATTTATTAGTGCAGCAGATAGAAACATTTGGAATAATAAAGCAAATACTCATAATCATCCTTATTTAAGCAATACTGGTGGTACTGTAAATGGTTCTGTTACTATTAATGGAGATTTAAGAGCTAATAGAGTTTACAATGCAGTTTGGAATGACTATGCTGAATTCTTTGAAAGAGGAGAAGAAACTGAAGTAGGAGATATTATTGCTTTAAACTGTGCTTTAAATAAAGAGGAATATATAAAAGCTTCTTTAGACAATCCAGTTGTTGTAGGAGTTCATTCTGATTCTTTTGCTCATTTAATTGGAGGAAAAGAAACTTCTTTTGAAGAAAATATAAAAGAATTTATTCCTGTTGGATTAGCTGGAAGAGTAAAATGTAAAGTTATTGGAAAAGTTCTAAAAGGTCAATATATAGGTTTAAGTAATTTACCTGGAATAGGAACTACTGTAGATTATTTAAATCCATATATTGTAGGAATTGCATTAGAAGACAAACTAAATGAAGGATTAGGAATGATTAAAATATTGATAAAATAGTCAATACATATTAAATAGTATATAATTAATAAAAAATAACCTATGGAGGTAAAAATGAATAAAGAAGAATTAAAAGACAAATTTGAAGAAGTAGTAGAACATGTAAAAGAAAAGTTTGAAGAAATTAAAGAATCAGCTAGAATTAAAGATGGAATTCCTGATGATGTAAGAAGAGAAATTACTAGTTTTTATTCTTCTGAAGAAGGGTCTTCAAAAGCTATTGCTATTAGTAGAGCAAAGAAAGCTTATCTTGAAATTCATGAGAAATTAGATAAGGCAGAAATTCCGCATGCGGAAAAATTAGGTATTGAAAGAAACCTAAAAAGCATGTATCCAGGAAACTATGTAAGACAAAACATAGAAGTAGATTCTATGATTGATACTGTTCTTACAGTTATGAAAAATAACAAATAGTCGGTTAGATAGATTTAAAGAAACTTATTTTCCCATAAGCTATAGTATTTTCAGTTTGTTAAGGCTTAACTTCTTGGTTCGAAATGTATCAAGGTGGATTTCTTAACAATTAATCTCTATTATGGCTTATCCAACTATCTACCTAACCATTGTTGGATAAACTTCCAAGCTAAATCAAAGCATTCTTGAATCCCTTCATCGAAAGTTCTTGCGAGGAATCCAATCATTGCTAATTGAAATGCTGGAAGTATTATCTCTGTCCAAATGTAACGGAACACGAGATAACACCTCCCTTATGCGAATGAATTATCATATAAAACCTATGCGCCAACATAGATAAAATATGACCATGTCTATTATATCAAAAAACAAAAAATAAAAAAAGAGATTTTTCATCTCTCTTTTTAAAAATTCATTCGCATAAAGGAAATTCAATTTTCTTATTCTTGACAGTATTAAACTGTTGGCGCTCAAGAATATTAAATTTAAATGTTTCCATATTTGTATTATAAAACAAAAAATTAATTTTGTAAAGAAAAAAATTACTTGGAACCCTAGCGGTGAGATCAATTACCCAACGATTAAAATCGTGGGCTTGGAAAAGCTCTAATTGATTAGACTAAGTTACTTAGTTAGCTACGTTATTTAAGAATATATAGTTACCTTTAGGTATTTTGTCTAGCCTGAAGCTCTAAGGTTAGTGATTAAA